TCGGTGGTGGTGTGGTGGTGGCCGGGCACGCCAGCCTAGACCCTGATCAGGGGTGTTGTAACCAGGCACAAGATGTTGGGGCGCAAGCGATCTCACGCCCCAACATCCGGGGCCTCGGGCCTACTTGGCGTCGATGTCGGGGATGAGCACCGAGGGGTTCCAGTAGACCTTGTACTGGTCCTGGCTCACGCGGGCCGGGTCGACCTGCTCCACGAAATACGTCATGTTGTCGGACAGGTGGAGGAAGTGCTTGAGGTCACCCATGGGCGTCCGGCACGTCACCTCCAGCTGTGACTCGGCCTCGTCCACGTCGATGTTGCACCGGCCCTCGATGGTCATCGTGAGCTTGTCGGTGACGCCGTTCACGTAGTTGATCTTGCGGGCGATGCCGAAGTTCTCAGCCTCCTTGCTGATGTTCTCCGACACGACGTCCGAGGGCGACGAACAGCTGGCCAGGGCCAGTGCGGCCAGCCCAGCGGCAGCGGCGGCGGTGATCTTGTTCATGCGGTGGTGTCTCCTTCTGTGGTGGCGGCGTGACCGGGCGGTCACACCTTGGCCCAGGCGTGACCCATGTCAGCCCGGTCAGTGCGGAGGACCGGCGTGCGCTCGGCCCACTTGATGAGGAACGGCGGCGGCGTCAGCATGATCTGCTGGACCTCCTCGGCCACCTCGGTGTCCACCACCACCTCGTCGTGCATGGCGAGCTGGAGGTGCTGGCTGATGCCCCGGCGGTCCATCTCGATGATGGTGGCCGCGAGCACGTCGTAGGCCGAGCCCTGGACCACGTAGTTGACCGCCTTGAACACCCCGCCGAGGTCCACGGGGAGGATGCGACCGCCCGCCGTGATCACCTTGCCGTGCGTCTCGGCGATCTCCTGGACCATGGTCATCCACCGCGCCGACCGGCGCATCGCGTTGAACATCTGGCGGCGGATCTGGGCGGCGCTCTCCTCGGTGTGGCCGATGGTGATGGCCAGCTTCGCCAGGCCCTGGCCGTACATGGTGGCCAGCAGCACCACCTTGGCCGTCGGTCGGTCGATGCCGCACGCCCGCATGATCGGCTCGTACAGATCCTCACCGGCCTCGAAGGGCTCCAGGAACTCGGTGTCGCGGGCCATCAGACCCATGCACACCGGCTCGATCTGAGACCAGTCGATGGACGTCAGGCCCTGGCCGTCGTCGCAGATGATCGGGCGCGCCTCGGCGGGGAACTGTTGCAGCTCGGGTGAGCCGATGGACATGCGCCCGGTGGCCGAGGCCCCGAGGGTGGCGACCTGCGGGTGACACCGGCCCGTCACGCTGGCCTGGCGGTCCACCTTGGTCAGATACCCCATGGTCTTCTCGATGACGGCCAGCTTCCGCTGAGCGGCGGCGAGCGGGTTGACCTCGGCCAGGATCTCCAGGTCGGCCTTCGTGGCGCGGAGCGCGCCCTTGGGCGTGCGCGGCCACGGCTGAGGCAGCTCACCACGCTCGTCCAGGTACTTGACCAGCGCCGCGCCCTTGCCCGTACCGCCCTCCAGCCCGTGGACGGCCAGCTCAGCGATGGCCAGGTTGCGCTCGATGTCCACCTGCTCGGCGTACCGGTCGAGATAGGCCCGGTCGACGGCCAGCCCGAGCGCGCTGCGCTTGAGCATCACCCGGTGAACCGTCTCCTGGTCCATGATCTTCTCGGTGGCCTCGGCCTCGGTGGTGGCCCCGTAGGTGACGAACGGGTGATCCATCGACCACTCGATGGCCCGCTGACGCAGCAGCGGCTCCAGCCTGAGGGTGGCCACGGTGTCAGCCATGGCCCCGTACCGGTAGACCGGGCTGGTGATGTCCATGCCCTCGAAGCCCGCCGTCTGAGTCTTGTACCCCGCCGCCTTGAACGCGCGCTCCAGCCCGCCCTTGTCGTCATCGAGACCGAGGTGGCGCACGCTGAGCGCGGTCAGGTTCTTGGGGATCATCACGTCGGGGATGGCGAACCGGGCCAGCAGCAGCGTGTCGATCACGCGCCCGATGTCGCCCATGGTCATCAGCTCGTTGTGGTACAGCGAGGGGATGTCGAACGGCGCATTGTGGAACACGATGTGCCGGGCGTGGCCCATCATCTCGAAGACGACGGCCCGGTCAGGGTGATTCCGCGCCGGGTCGAGAATGACCGTGTGGACCTCGGCGGTGCCGGGGCGGGTCCAGGCGAACGTGACGCAGTTGATCGTGAAGCTGTTCTCCAGCCCAGGGGTCTCGATGTCAGCCGCCAGCAACACCTCACCAGGGTCTGACCCGTACAGCAGGTCACCGCACGCCAGGCGGGCGTCCTGGCCGGTGTGCATGGTGGCGTCGAGCACGGGGTCATACCAGGTGCGGCTCGGGACGCGCGGAATGGCGGTGGTGGCCGTCGTCATGCCAGACGCTCCCAGCTCCAGTCGTTCGGGTGGGCCTCGGGGTCGGTGACCCTGACCGAGTAGGTGCCGTCCTCCAGGGCCGACCGGCCCGCCTCGAAGATGGCCCGCCCGATGGCGCACGCCAGCAGCGAGCCGTCGGCGCGCTCCTTGAGCGGGTGCTGGACGTTGACCTCGTTGGGCGTCAGCACGACGAGGTGATCGGTGTGCGGGTTCGCGAGGATGGTCTTGACCGCCCTCGGGTCGGGGCACTCGGTGTTGGAACACGTCACCGCGCCGTCAGGGCTCAGCGTCAGCGTGGCCCCGCACCCCATGGGGCAGAACCCCGCGACGGTCGGGTAGATCGGTGGATCGGGCTGAGTCACGGGGTCTCCTTGGGGTTGGGCAGGTCGATGACCGGCTCGTCGGCCAGCCAGGTTACGAGCCGGTCGGCCAGCTGGGTGATGTTCCCGGCCAGGTCGTCGGTCATCAGGCCGTCCATGCCGGTGCCCTGGTAGACCTGCGCCGCCGCCTCCAGCGCCGCCTCACGGGGCCAGGTGCCGCCCGTGATCACGGGGAAGGTCTCGACCTGGGCCTCAGCCTCGGCATACGGGCTCGGGTCGGTGAACGCCACGCACGGGAAGGTGACCCCGGCGTCCTCGACCGACTTCGGATCCCAGCCGCCGGGGCTGATCCAGGTGACCCGCTGGAGACCGCGCACGCCCGGCCCCATGGACTCGTACTCGGCGCGGACGAATGCCACGGCCTCACTGGTGCGGTCACCGGGGATGCGGAGCCAGGTGATGATCGTGCCGTCCGGCAGCTGCTCCAGCTCGGCGGCGCTATTGACGATCACAGGAACGGGGCCGTCGGTGAGCTGGACGCCACGACCACGCGGCGCTCGTAGAGCTTGACGGCCTCGGCCAGCGGGCCGGGCAGCGCGTCATAGTCGAACACCGGGCGCTTCCCGGCATCGTCGCGCCGCCAGCCTCGCTCCCAGCGGAAGTCGCCGCTGTCGCCGGTCTTGGACAGGCCCGCCTTGAGCACGCGCGGGCCGGTGACGCGCACCTCCTCCAGGTAGCCGTCGCGGTACAGGGCCTCCATCCAGCTCGGGCGGAAGACCCAGGTGCCGTAGCGGCGCTGCATGTCGGGCACGGTGCCGGGCTCTACGGCGAACCGGGCCAGGTGCTTCACCTCGGTGTCGGTGTCGCCGTCGGCCTGGATGTCGACCGTGGTGGTCGTGGTCGACCTCAGGAACGTGATCGCGCGGCGGTCGGCCACGGGCTCCAGGTCGGTGGGCTGGTCGGTCATGGTGTCTCCTCGGTTGTGCGGATGGTTGTGGCCAGGGTGGCCGGTGGTGGGGTAGCGGGGCATCAGACCTCAGGGCCTCCCGTGCTGAACTCGACGGGCTCGGTGACCGAGGTGGCCACGGTCCCGTCGTCGTTGACGTCCAGGCTCAGGATCTGGATGTTGTCGGTGACCCTGCCGAACACCCCGAGGGCGGCGGTGCCCGCGTCGTTGACGAACCACTCGACGGGAACGCCCAGGCCCTCCCACCAGTCCATCTCCACCTGGAGCGCCACCTTGGGCGCGGGCCGGGTCACGCGCACCACCCAGGGTTGCTCGCGTGGTAGGCGGCGGTGATCTCGGGATCGGACAGGTAGTCGAGCAGCGCGGCGTCGGCCTGCGAGTGAGCCTTCTCGCCGTCGGTCTCCTTGGCCAGCTCACCGAGGGTGCGCAGCAGCCGCGCCTTGGTCATCACAGGATGTCCTCCTCGATGCCGTGGAAGTCGCACAGCTCCTGGCGCAGCAGTGGCGCGTCCGAGTAGTCGAACGGTGGCACCACGCTGATCAGCTCACCGCGCTGGAAGGCGTACTCGCGCTCGGCCAGCACGCCGTAGGTCACGTGGGTCTCGGCCTGGTTGTGGCTCAGCTGGCGCAGCTCGGCGGTGACCATCGTGGCGATCTCACGCTGGGCGTCCCAGGTGTAGAACCGCACGGTCTTGCCGATGTCGTCACCGTTCAGGGTCTCGACGTTCCTGAGGACGATGGGCTGCTTCGCGGGCGGCAGCGGGCGGTTGGCCATCACCGACCGCCGAGCTGGACGTGAGCCGGGTCGACGTAGCGGACGGTGCAGGTGGTGTCCCAGGGCGCGAGGAACGGCGCGGCGCACTCACTGATGGTCGGCCAGGGTGAGCGCAGCTGACCGGCCTCGTACAGACCGGGGGCCACGCCGTTGGAGTTGCCCGGCCCGCACACCTGATCACCGTTGACGCGGCAGTCCCATGCGGGGTCGTCCTCCTGGATCGGCGCGGTCGGCAGGTCGGGCGCGGCCTCGGCCGCGCCTGCACCCCAGGCCACGCCCAGAACCAGGGTTGCGCCGGTCACGACGCCAGCGGCGAACGCACGGATGGTGGAAGGTCTCATGTGGTGTTCCTCCAGGTCAGGAGTGTAAGCGGGCCGGTCCCGCCTGACTTATTAGGTTATATCTTAGTCGGCTCGCCGCCGTCAAGTTACCCGACTCAGGCGGGTTACTGCTGCGCCTAGCCATCACGTCGGCCAGTCGCCGCCCACCGCTGCCCGCGCTGAGCCTGGTACAGCAGGGTGATCTGGCGGGCCATCGGGGCCGGGAGGGTGGCCAGCAGCTCACCCAGGGCCGAGCTGTTCGCGTTCCACTCACCGATGCGCTGCTCGCCAGTGTGCTCGGCGTCGGGCGGGCGGTGACCCAGCTCCTCCACCAGGGCGCAGAACGGGCCGAACTGATTGACGCTCACCGGGCGGGCGGCGGCGTACCCGAGGGCGAACGCCAGCGCGGCGGTCGGCGCGGCGCTCAGCGGGATGGAGGCGGTGCCGGTGGTGAACTCGGCGCGGGCGGGGAGGTTGTCGGTCATCACGTCAGACTAGCCCGAGTCAGTCGGGTGAGTCTCACGCGCGTGTACGCGCACGCGCGGGCGTGTGCGCGCGCATGTACGCGTGCGCGCGACATCTAACCAGACGCGCCCCCGTTTTGTCAAGGGCCTGATAATCTCCTTGACAAGGGCGGTAGGGTCAGCTTTGCGAGCTAGCAGACCCACCGGGCCAGTGTCCATGTGGTGGTGAGTGATTCTGTGACTGACTCCATCCGTGGCCCCGCCAAGGGGTTCGTCCGCCCCTCACTCACGTGGGGCGAACGCCCAACGGCCCCGCCAGTGATAACCGGCCATCTAGCGCGCCACGGACATATGGGGTTATCTTTAATCCATGACCACCACCACGCGCAAGACCAAGGCCAAGCCGCCCAAGGGTGACGTAAGGCCCGAGACCCTGACCCAGTTCGCCGCCATCCTCAACGACGCCGCCGAGCGTGATGTCGGGTTCGACAGGCTGGTCAACCGGCTGTACGTGGTCAGGGCCGAGCTGGCTCAGATCACCACGGCGCGGAAGGCGGTCTTCGAGCACGTCAAGCGCGCCTACGAGATCGGTCACCGGGCCATCGGTGATACCCCGTACGACCTCAGGGAGACCGAGCCCGGCCCGCCGGTCCTGTACCGGGCGGTGAGCAGCGCGGTGGCCAAGAAGGCTGACGCGGCGGCGTGGCGGCGGGCGCACGTCGTGGTCCCGTTCGTGCAGGTGAAGGCCCCGGCGGCGGTGGCCATGTCCGTGCCCCATCACCAGGTGCCGGACGCGTCGGGGTTCATGGACCCGGTGACGGCGGTGCTGACCCACCGGGAGCACCCCGCCTGGGCCGAGGCCAAGAAGCTGCGTGAAGCCGAGCGGTGGGCGCTCACCCAGCTGGAGGAGCTGGGTCGGGAGTTCGACTGGCCGGGTGACCTCAAGGTGTTCAGCGATGGATGGTCCATCCAGCTGACCCGTGAGCAGTACAACTCCGATGCCCTGGCCGAGCGCGACCCGGCGCTGTTCGATCAGCTGGCCGAGGTCAAGCAGCGTCAGGCCCCCGTGCGCGTGTACATCGTCAAGCGTGACGCCGAGGGTGCCGACGAGGGCGATTGGGACGAAGACTCGGGCGACTAGGCCACCGGGTTATAGTGAATATCTATGTCGACCATTATCCCCTCCAGACGGGGCCGACCACGGGGTCCGGCCAAGGTGATGTTGCCCGTCAAAATGACGCCTGACCAGCGCAAACGCTTCAAGACCGCGTGCGCCGAGGAGGGCCTGACCTACGGCGAGTTCATCATCAAGTGGTTGGACGCCCGCGACGTCACGAAGCGGCGTCAGCAGCGCGCCCAGGCCCACCCTCTCCACCAACCGACCCGCAAGAGCCACTACCCAGGAGGAGGTGCCTGATGGCCCTCGGAGACCCCGAGCCGATGACCGTGGCCGAAGTGGCGGCGGCGCTGCTGGCGCTGCCCGACCAGGACGCGGTGCTGGAGCTGTGGTGTGGCGGTGACTACGGCCTGTTCACCGTGACCGAGGTGGAGAGCCCCGTCGTGCTGAACAAGGCGAACCCGGCCAGCCGTCAGACGGTCGCGCCCCTCAACGACGGCGCGGCCACGGTCAGGCTGGTCTGACGTGCCCGACCTCAACGACATGCACGACGACGAGGTGCGCGCCCGGCTCGGGCTGCCCGCCCTCGGTCGGCCCATGACCATGGAGGAGCGCATCGAGTACAACGCGCTGAGGGCGTTCCCTGAGCCGTTCGACCCCGAGACCGAGGTGGTGCTGGACCTGGCCGACGTGCTGTACGTCGCGCCCGGCCACCGGCCCGACTGCCCCAAGCGCGAGGTGCCGCTGGACGGCCATCGGTGCTTCTACTGCTGGGTGGCCGACGGGGCCGACCAGTGAGCACGCGCGGGAGCTGTCCCCATGGGTGGGAGCCCGCCCTGTGCTGGCGGTGTCCGTGGCCCGAGCTGACCGTCCCCGAGCCGACTCAGCCCGAGATCGAGACCCTGCGCCAGACGTTGGCGGCGTTCGATGACTGGCCCCCGTCAGGGCCTCAGGCCGACCGCGCCGAGGCCCAGGCTGTCGCTGAGGCGGCGAGGGCGGTGGTGGCGCTGTATGACGCCCAGGTGACGGCCATGCGCCAGGCGGCGGCTCAGCAGATCACCGAGGCCCAGATCGAGCAGCTGCTGGCCGCGCCCCGGCCCGAGCCAGGCGGGTGCCTGTGCGGGCTGATGGCCCCGCGCCAGTGCCCGGTCCACGGCCAGGCCGAGGCCAGCGCCAGCAAGACCGTCCAGTGCCCCAAGTGTGGCCACGTGCAGGAGATCCCGGCTCAGGTGTTCACGCCGAGCTGCCCGAGGTGCTTCCAGACCTGGAGCACCATCCGACCGCGAGAGGAGAGCGGAGGTGACCGTCCGCGTGATCGACGTTGATAACAGCCAGGTGGTGCGCGCCCAGGTGGACCGGGCCACCGCGTGCTTCTACCCCGGCAACAGGAGCCGGATCGTCATCGTGGCCGATGCCGCCGACTTCGGCGCGGCTCAGGCGGCGCTGGAGGAGCTGCGCGCTCACTCTGACCGGGGTGAGTACCTGGGCTGCATGGACTGCGGGACCAGCGCCTGGTACCCCGAGCCCGAGCAGCCCCCGAGTGAGTCGGGTAACACTTGATACCCCTTGGCGTAGGCTCTGACCATGACCGTTAGCGATGACGACCTCAGCAGCTTGATCAACGAGGAGCTGCTGGCCCGTCGGACCAAGGTGATGTACCTCAAGAACGCCGGGGCCACCTGGGCGCAGATCGCCGCTCAGGTCGGCGTCAGCGTGGCCACGTGCCGGAAGGACATGGCCATCGTCCAGCGGGACATCAACAACGAGCAGCCGAGCCAGGTGGTGGCCCGTCACCGCGCCGTCATCTTCGACATCCAGCGGGCCAACTACCCGGCCATGATGCGGGGCGACAAGGACGCCGCCATGGTCATCCTCCGAGCCCTCCACCGTGAGGCCAACCTGCTGGGCCTGGACAGCCCGACCCGAGTGCTCGCCGCCGTCAGCGCCGAGGACTTCGCCAACGAGGCCGCACGCCTCATCGAGAGCATCACCACCAAGGACGCCGACACCCTCAAGGAGCTGACCCATGCCTCACGACCCATCGACGTCGAGGAAGTCCCCATCCCCGAGCCCGACCCGGTACCCCGGCTCGCGGATCCAGGCCCTGATGGCCAAGCTGCCTCCGTGGCAGGGGAGCCTGATGGAGCGTCTGCTGACGGAGCGCGCCCAGGGCCGGGAGCCCCTGGTGGCCCCGCCCCCGACTCACCCGAGCGCCCCACCCGAGTACCTGGACAGGCTGGCCTCCCCGACCTGCCTGACGACGACGGATGGTCCAATCTCTGACGAGCCCCGCGTGACGCACACCTGCGACCTGGTGGAGCGTCACCGGATCACCATCCCGGTCGGGGCCACGGGCGACAACGTGGCCGTCGCGCGGCTCCACGCCGAGGCATGGGCCGAGTGGAACGGGCTGGCGCTCAGGGCCGAGGACATCGGCGTCACTCAGCGCGACGGCCAGTACACCGGGGTCGTGTTCGACGTCGTGATCGGCAAGGGCGACATCGACACCGATCACCGTGGCCGGGGCGCGGCTGACGCCTGGACCTGGAGCGCCCGCTTCCAGCACTGGCGCAACGTGTTCAACGGCATGGGCCGTCAGGGCCGACTGATCGCGCGCCGGGAGGACGGGCTGGCCAGCGTGACCCGCATCGGTGACCCGACCCGCGCGCCGGGCTCCCTCCGTGAGGCCCTGGGCGTGCCGCCCTCGGGTGACACCGGCATCAAGATCCAGCGCGGCGGTGTCCGCTTCCCGCCGATTGACGACCCGACCCTGGTGGACGCCGCCGATCAACGCCCGCCGTGGCTGCGCCGGGCCGACGGCTGGGACGAGGACGATGCCGGTGAGGGCGTTCCGCCCGGTCTGGTGACGTAGGCGCTACCCTGGCGGTCATGGCTTCGAGACACCCCAGCGTTGCGTCCCTGCTCGATCACATCAGCCGACCCGACATCCCCGAGGATGATCCTCGCTGGCCGCTGGTTCGCTCGGTGAGCTACACGGCCACCGAGGTCAGCTCGCCGGGCTACGGGCTCGACGGGCCTGAGCTGACCACCGCGCTGCGGAAGCTGATGGAGGCCCAGGACTGCCTCCTCCGCGCCCATCAGGAGCGCGCCGACCGGGAGGCCGCTGACCATGGGTGACGTGATCGACATCCGCACGGGGCGTCCGGCTGAGCCCGTCACCATCGTGGACAAGCGCCGCGCCCGCACCAAGGCCGACGCGCTGGCCGAGGACGGCCTGGCGGCGCTGACCGGCCAGGTAGCCCCGCCCCCGGCTCAGGACCGTGATCAGCTGGCCAAGAACGTCACCAACCTGGCGGGCAATCTCTGGTGGCACGCCCAGGGCGCGACCCAGCGCGGCGACCACCTCGGGGCCAGCCGTCACCACATCGCGCGGACGCGCGTGCTGGCCCAGGCGCGCCGGGAGGGCGTCATCGAGTGAGCCTCCCCGAGGATGGCGACTTCGTAGCCCCATCGGACGACACACCCCGGTGGGCACCGGACGACCAGCTGCTCCCCGCGCTGCTGGCGGGCAGCACCACCATCCGCTACGCCGATCTGGCCCGAGGCGACCGAGCCTGGGCCATCGCGGGGCTGCGGCTGAACGGGGTCACCGCCGAGGCCATCGCGGACCAGATGGACTGCTCACTGCGCCAGGTGCGCGCGGTGGCCGCTGAGCCCGCCGCCATCCTGGCCCGGTTCTACATGGTGGAGTCCGAGGCGTTCGCCGACACCCTGAGAATGCTCCAGGGTGACCTGGCCCGGCTGAGCCGTGAGCTGACCGAGACCGCCGCCGAGCGTGACCGGTACAAGGGCCACCTTGGCCGCATGATCGACGCCGCCCTGGTCGGTGACCTCGGGCCGACGTTCGCCCGGTGCGGCCACCCGAAGACCCGCTACAACACCTACACCGCGCCCAAGACTGGCAAGACCAGCTGCCGGATGTGCCACGCCGAGGCCCAGGCCGAGTACCGCGCCCGCCTCAAGGCCGCGTCCAGCGCCGCCCCCGTGGGTACCCTGAGCCCATGGCCAAGGGCAACCGATCACGCGGAACGCGCGCCAGCCTGCGCCGAGGGCGGGCCACCGTCGCCCGACGCGGGCACGGCGGGCCTCACCTGAGCCGCCGGGGCGGCGGTCACCTCACGTTCGGGCGTCACGGCCCCAGCGTCAAGAAGGACAACACCTACGAGGCGCTGCGCCGCAAGGGCTACTCCAAGGAGAAGGCCGCGCGCATCGCGAACGCCCAGCACAACGGCACGATCAACCATCGGCGCGGGCCTCACCAGAAACGGTGATAACCCGGTCATCACCGACCGCCAGCGGTTACCCTGGAGCACGCCCGACCCTCCGCGCCCGGCAGCTTGATCACTCGCCAGGCCAGACGGCGAACCGTTGGACCCGAGCGGACGCGCTCACCGGTCTTGAAACGCTCTGATCTGAGGAGGGCGGGCGCTATATCTCAGGCCCGCCTGACCACCACGCCACCGCCGCCCTTGGGCGGTCGGGGAGGCGGGTTCTGGAGGCCGGTCGGCGGCTCACCTCGGCATGATCGGCACCGGTACAGGCCGGTCTCGGTCCAGCCCATCAGCCGACGGATCGGGACGTTCCCGCACCCCTGGCACCAGTCGCGCGTCGTCGTGTCTGCGCTGGGCTTTCCACGCTCGACGGCGGCTGATCGGGCGGCGCTCGGCTGACGGCCCATGCTGTCCTCCACGAATGATCGGTACGCGGCGTAGGCCTCGGCGCTGGCCCGTGCTCGGCCACGGCCTCGGGCGTTCACGTAGTGGAGCAGCGCCGCCACGCCGCTGAGCAGGCCCGCGCCGCCCATCATCTGGATGATCAGGTCGGCGGTCATACGAGGCCCGCCAGCAGGTTCGCACAGTCGGCGGCGTGCGTGGCCAGCCAGTGAGCCCGGCACACGCGGCACAGATCATCGTCACCGTACGGAGACGCCTCACGGGCGCGCTCACGCATGACGCGCTGGCCCTCCCGGTGTGAGCACGTCGGGCAGTGTGGCCGGATGTTGGCCCTGACGTACCGCCCGCCCTGGTGCGCGGGGACGATCCGGTCCACGTGGATGGTCTTGTCCGAGACCATGGCCCCGCACTCCCAGCAGGCCACCTTGACGCCATCGCCGCCGAACCCCGAGGCCGGACTGAGTAGCCAGGCCCGGCGCGCCCGGCGGTCGTAGCTGGAGCCACGGTCGTTCCCGTTAGGCATCGAACTCCTCCTCGTACCAGGGCAACCATTCACTGGCCGGGCGCGGCTGGCCCGCCGCCACGCTGGCATCGAACAGGCTCAGCAGGTACTCCAGGTACTGGACGTGCGGGTTAGGCCCGAGCCCACCGACGTCGGGCGCATCGACAATCCGCTGGATGAACTTCCGGCGCTGCTTGGCCACGTCCATCCCGTGGCTGACGGTCTTCATCGCTCACCTCGGCTCGGCGGGTCGAACACCAGCCGCCAGCGCCCCTGAGGCGGCATGAACACCAGAACCCAGGCCGATCTACCGGCCAGGCCCCGAACGGCGGCGTCAGCGTCATTCAGGCGGGCAACGTCGGCCCGCGTGGGGATCGGGGTCACCGCCTGTGCCGCCCTCGGTAGCGCCAGCGCCCGTCCAGGCGCACCAGCAGCCGACGGCACCCGCCCGGCCCGGCGCACTCGACGCCGTTGGCGTAGGAGAACCAGGCGTGGAAATGGCGGCAGCCTGGCGCTCGGCCAGGGCTCGCGACGAACGTCGGCTGGCGGTGGACCGGCACCGTCGGGTCGATCCGCTGGCCCCTCACGACGTCGGGAACGGGCTCAGGCCGCGCTTCACGCGGGCGTCCACGCTCTGGCAGGTGAACACGTGGCCCTCGGCCTCGGTGGTCTGGCAGCACGCCCTCAGCGCGCCGTGGTTCTCCTCGATGCTGGCGGGCGCGCCGCAGATCACGCACGCGGGCCAGCCGAACCCGCCTGAGGGGTCCGCGAAGTAGCAGCGGTGACCGGCCATCAGATCCTCGGCAGGGGGATGCCGTTGGGGAACGCGATGGCCTTGAGCCGGTCAACCTCGGCCTGCTGGGCCTCGGTGAACGTCTCCCACGGCTTGACGCTGCCCACCAGGGCCATCAGCTCACGCTTGGCGGCGGCTTTGGACATTGTGGTCTCCCTCGGTCAGTGGCGGTCGGCCCCGCCTCACAGGAACTAAGTTACCCGAGTCAGTCGGGTAAGTCAACCTCACACGGTGGGCGGGCAATGCACTCGTCGGGGTACTCGCCGTCGATCCGGTACACGTAGCCGTCCTCGGTCACGTACACCATCCCGTCAGGCATCAGGGTCGGGCGCGGGCGGCGGTGACGGCCCTCGTAGTGGTCCTCCTGGGCCAGGTTCACCCAGGCATCGGAGATCACCTCGGCGCTGACGCCCGGCAGGCCGTCGATGAACGGCTCGACGCCTGGCGGGGCGGCATGGCCGGTCACGGGCACTCCGTCCCAGGTCGGTGGACCAGGTGGCATTCCGCGCAGATAACCTCACTCGGGGCCAGCGTCACGTCCCTGAGCAGAACGCCGTCGCCCTGGCCGTTGGGGTGATACCAGCCGGGATCGGCCAGGAACGGGCCGGGGCCGGGGTGATTGTTGTCGTGCCAGGCTTCGATCATCTGGTCCATGGTCGGGTCCAGCTCCTCGCCGAACACGGTCAACACGTCGCGCTGTTCGGCGCAGTAGCCGCACGAACGGGGGAGCGTCATCGCCGGGCCTCCTCGGTCTGCTGACGGGCATGGTTGGGGTCGCGCTTGAACCACCAGGTCTCGCCCTCGGGTGAGGCCCCGGTCCAGTCGTCGCAGTCAAGCAGGACGAACCCCTCACGCGGGGCCATCGGGTGGTCGCGCAGTTCGTGGTGCGTGTTGCCCAGGCCGTGGGCGTACCGAGGCCGACCGCCCTCGCGGAACACCAGGCGGGCGGGGAGGTTGACCACGACCGCGCGCCGATCACCGAGCACGTAGTGGAGCAACGGCGGATCCTCGACCACCTTGGCCCCGGCGGCGAACAGCTGGAACACGTGCTCGACGCGTCGGCGGGCGGTCACGCCATCACCTGCTGGATCAGCAGCGCCACGCTCATGCGCGGGCCGGTGCGGTGCTCGGGGTTCGGGGCGCTCAGGATGAACCGCCCGTACTCGTCGTGGACGGTCACCAGGTCGTGCGTGACGGCCAGCTTCATCCGCCCCGGCGGCTCGGTGAGGAACGCCTTCGCCAGCGGCTCGGTCACCGAGTCAGGCCGGAACCAGTGCTCGCGGTAGGCGACCACGCTCACGCTGACCTCGGTGCCAGGGTCCAGGCCGACCACGGGGATGGTCGTCTCGCGCACGTCGAAGTGACGCCGCTCGGTCGGGCGACCGGCCCGCCAGGCGTCGTAGCCCACCAGCACCGCCGCGACCACGAACGCCTCGGTCCAGCTCCAGTCGGTCACGTCGTCGGGGTAGCCCAGCACGTACTCAGCGAAGCGGCAGAACAGCCACATGCCGAACCACCAGCACAGGACGCGGCGCGCCTCCACCCAGAAGCTCATCGCGTGCCGCCCTCGGTGAGGTCGGGGTACGGCAGCGGCGCTGACCGGCCTCGCCACGGGGTGTCGCGCTGGTCGATGAACCCCGGCTGGCCATGCTCGGGGCAGTGGAGCCGCCCGATCTGGTCGCACGCACCGCACACGGGCTCGGCCACCGCCTGGCGCTGGAGGCCGATCAACGTGTCGAGCTTCTGGTTCATGTCCTTGAGCAGGCCCAGGAACTCGCCCACCGTGTGCGCGATGTCAAGGTCGATCTTGGGGAGCAGCCCCATCGTAGGTTCCCTTCGAGGTGATGTTGAGCCCGTTCCTGCGGAGCCGGGCGATGTCGTTCTTGCGGGTGCGGTGGTCTGACGGGGTGCCGCTGATTCCTCCGATCATCTTCCCGTCGAGGTAGACCTTCCAGTGGCCAGGGCGCGTGCGCCCGTGGGGGACGCACTCACCGCCAGCCGCCTCCACGGCCTCCAGCAGGAGGCGCGTGTCTTTGTGGCCGTTGCATCGGCGTGACTTGCCCGAGCCGGGCTGAGGCGGCGTGACGGTCATAGCGCCGCCGCCATGGCCTCGGCGCGCATGTGCTGCCCGATGAACAGGCCAGCGGTGTACTGCGCCCGCGTGTAGCTCGGGGCGATGCCCTTGGCGAACCACACTCCGTGGTGCGCGACCTCCACACGGAACTGACCGTTCAGGAGGTCGGTGATGATCCACTCGAAATCACCGTCGTACTCGGTGGTGCTGGTGGTGGTGATCTCGATGGTGACCATGTGAGGTCTCCTCTCTGTCTGGCGGGGCGGTCCCGCGCTGACTTGAATCAAGTTACCCGAGTCAGTCGGGTATGTCAACAACCCTGACCGGCAAATACTTGATCTGAGCGGGGTGCCGACGGACGCGCCCGTCCAGCTTGGGCGCGAACCGCTTCCCGCATATCTGGCACTCGGCCCGGCCCTTGTAGTTCCGGTGGGGCCACTCACCCGAGCCGGGGCAGCGCGGCGGTCGGGTCAGCTCCAGCGGCAGCAGAAGCTCACGGCTCATCGTGGCGGGCTGATCGCGCCGTCGGTGTCCAGGTAGCTCCAGTCGGTCGGCAAGAAGCCGTCCCGGCACAGCCACTCATCGAGCGCCGTGAACAGCTCAGCGCCGCGCTCTACGTCGGCCTGGCTGAGGCGCTGTTCGGCCTGCACGCGAGCGCACAGGGCGCGAAGCTCGGACAGTGTGGCGTTCGGGTCCATGGTGGTCTCCAATCAGTGAGGGCGGGCCAGGTGTCCCCGGCCCGCCCTCGGTCAATCAGCGGATGGTGATCCACTGGCCGGTCACGGCCAGCAGGTTGTCGTAGTCGCCGTCGGTGGCCTCGTTGACGTAGGCGGTCACCTCGTCGGCGGGCACGCCCGCCTGGCGCAGAGCGCGCTGGACCCTGGACACGATCAGGAACCCGTTCCCGTCCTGGCCCAGCAGCTCTACCTCGACGTCGGGGTACTTGGGCAGCCCGACCTCCTCGCGCGGGCTCACCACCGGTTCGGCTCGGACTCGGGGTGAACCCGCCCGCCCGAGGCGTACCCGCCCTGAGGCGCGTGCGGGCTCCGGTCGAACGGGCCGGTCGCCCGGCCACCGCCGCCCAGGCCGACGATGAGCATCCCCGCGAACGGGTCGTGGTCCACCGCGCCGACGGTCTCGGTTCGCTCCACGCGCCCGTACCGCCCCATCACCTCAGCGGTCGGCGGCTCCGCGCCGGGCTCGGGGCCGAGGCGTTCGCCAGCGGTGACGGTCCACAGCGTCGGCCAGTTGGCCTCCCCGATGAACTCCAGCAGGCCCGGCCAGTTGAACCGGCGGGTCTCCGAGCCGGTCACGGCCCAGCGCACCGACCGGCCCTCGCGCCAGCCGACGGCGGCGTAGCCGTACTCCCGCCCCGACTGGTACCGGCGGAAGATCACGTAGGCGGGGCCTTCACCGACCTCGGGCATCTTGGGCCGAGCGGCCTCGCGGGCCAGCAGCAGCGCGCGGGCCTCGGCGCGCTCACGCTCACCGGCCAGCTCCAGCAGGCGCGCGGCCTCCTGGCGCAGGTACGCGGCGCTGGGCGGCACGCTGGTCACGCCCTCCGAGGGCGCGGTGGCCAGCTCGGCCTCGTCGGACTCCAGGCTGGCCTGTGCCCGCTCGTCGTCGTAATCACTCATCGGTGCTGCTCTCCTTCTTGGTGGTGCGAGCCTCGGCCCGGTCGGCCTTGGTCTCCTTGGCGGTGGTGGTCTTGCTCTCCTTGGCGGGCTTGTCGTCCGCGTCGGTCTTGGTGGTCTTGGCGGGCTTCGCGTCGTTGCGGCTCCAGCCAGCGTCGACCATGGGCTTGAGGTGGCGTTCTACCTCGTCGGTCAGCCGGTCCTGGCCGGTCAGCGTGCGCTCGGTGTCGCGCATCGGCTTGAGCAGGCTCAGCTCCCGCACCGGGATCACGCGCTTGGTGAACGTGGTGCCGTTGGGGTTCTTGGTCTCGGTCACCTCGGCCTCGTCCAGCCGGGTCAGCGGGTCGCCGTCGCCGCCCGCGCCGTACTGCGGGTGGACCACGGCCCAGCTGGCCAACGATTCCGCCGTCGCGAGCAGGTTCCACGGGCGGTCGGGGAAATCGCCCACAGCGTCCCGCTCAGCCACGATCTCCTCCCAGTCGTGGGTCTTCACGGTCTGGGCCGGGCTGAGCCCGAACGCGCGGCTGATGCCGTGGTCCGAGTCGGGGTCACCGATCACCACGTAGCGCGTGTCGGTGCGCGTGTCCTGGGCCTCCACGCCATGGGTCACCTGAGCGCCCTTGCTGAGGCCGATCACCACGGTGGGGTCGTCGGTCTTGGCCACGGCCTGGGCCACGAACGGCACGCTGGCCTGAGGGTTCGCCCAGGGCGCGCCGTCGTAGATCGGCACCTCCAGCTGGTCGCGGTCGGTGACGAACGGATCGGTCAGCCCGGTCGGGCTCCCGCCCGTTCCGAACACCTCGGTGAGCTTCATGCCGGTACCGGTGCCGCCGATGAACACGACGTCGGTCTTGGCCGCAGCGAGCGCGGTGGGCGTCACCAGGGCGGCGACAGTGGCCGCGCAGGCGGCGGCGGTGAGCAGGGTCTTCATGGTCTGGTCTCTCTGGGTAGGTGCTGGCGGGGTATCTGGTGGCGGTAGGTGGCCCGCCGGGCTCGGGCTGAACCCGGCGGGCCGGTCTGGTTAGACGTTGACCCAGAACGCCGCCTCCACGGCGGTCTTCACGTCAGCGTTGTCGACGTCGAGCACGACCACCCGGCGGGTCTCCTCGCGGGTCACGGGGCGCTCGGTGGCGTCGTCGTGATCGGTCACGATCTCGGTGAACTGACCGAAGGCCACGGTCTCGCTGATCTTGGTCCAGGTGATCTGGCCGAGCGCGCCCTGAGCGCGGATCATGCCGTCGAGCACGTTGGCGTCGGTGGCCGCGAACAGGTCAAGCTCGACGCCCTTGGTCATGTGTCCGATGGTGGTGGTCATTTTGGCCTCTCTGTCGGCGGGACGGCCCCGCCTCACAAGAACTAAGTTACCCGAGTTAGTCGGGTATGTCAACATGGATGACCGGCAATTTTGGCTTGGAGAGCGCCGGGCGGCAGCTTCTCGACCCAGGTTGCGCGCAGAGCCCAGATCGGCCTTTACCTCCCGGCGCTCACCGAGCCCGCCTGGCATCCCCACCAGGCGGGCCGGTCTACCCGCTAGGCGGGCAGCAGGGCCGAGAACAGCTGGCCCTTGAGCTGACCGAGGCTATCGGACATCAGCGTCCGCTGAGCGCGGCGGATGGCCCGCTCCTCGTCGGTGGCGTCGGCGCTCAGGTTGACCGGGGCCACGTGGTCCAGGTAGCGCGTCCCGGCGTTGTAGGCCCCGAACGCGGTGCCCTTGAACGCCGCCACGGTGACGTCGCTGGCGTAGACCTCGAAGACCTCCAGGGCCTTGGCCTTGCGGGCCTCGGCCTGCTTCTCGGTGGTGGCCCCGCCGACGCCCCAGACGCCCTCCAGGCTCTCCAGAACCTCGGCGTCGGACATCTCCCGCGCGATCAGCCGCTCGCACTGCTCAACGAACGTGTCCCGGTAGGCGAACGTCAGGCCCAGCAGCTGGCGCACCTCGGCCAGCCGGGCCTTCGGGCTGCCCGTGTGGCGCAGCGCCACCATGGACCGCGCCGAGCCCTCGGCCATGCGCTGGGTGTTCGCGCACACGATCCGCACCGGGCTGATCAGCGCCCGCAGGCTGGCCTCGCCCGAGTGGTTGTTCAGGATCGAGATGTAGAGATCCGTGGTGTCCAGCTCACCCGTGACCGGCGAACGGAACTCCATGTGGGCGGGCATCTTCATCGTGACGAACGTGTCCCGGCCACCGCGCAGCGCGCCGATGGTCTCGATGTGCGCGCCGCCCTCGTCGGTGATCTCGCTCAGCAGCTCGGTGGTCTCCTCGTTCTGGAACGGGGTCCACCGGTCACCGACCACGCCCAGCGCCTCAGGGGCGGCGGTGACGGGGTTCGTGCGGACGACCGCGAACCGGTCGGGCACCGGGAGCATCAGGTCACCGACCTGGGCCACCAGGGCCTCCTTGCGGACGTCCCAGCCGCGCATGTGGGCGGCGTCCAGGGCCTCGTCGGCGGTCATGGTGTGACCGACGGCCTGGCCGAGCCGGTGCCAGGCGCTCACGGTTCCGTCGGCGCGGGCCTCGGAGTCGGCGAAGCTGGTCACGCCGTTTGTGGTGTCGAGTTCGTGGGCCATGGTGGTCTCCTCTGGGTCGGTATCGGCGGGACGGCCCCGCCTGACAAGAACTAAGTTACCCGAGTCAGTCGGGTATGTCAAGCGCTGCTAGCAGGGAATTTAGACGGAAATGATGCCGAGCCCGATGAACACGGGGATGGCCAGGAACCCGCCCAGGGCCAGGCTGGCCCCGATGTAGCTCCACGCGGAGCGGTCGGGCGCGCTGGCCACCAGGAGGCATCCGACCAGGGCCAGCACCACCAGGGCGATCACCGGATCACCAGCGGGAACTCGTAGCGCCGCAGGCACTTCCGCTTGCCGCGCGCCGTGCGAAGCGAGTAGGTCGACGGCCCGGTCCCCGCGTTGAACACGGCGGTGACCTGGAGGTATTCGCCCAGGTAAGCCCAATCGCCCACCACCGGCTCGACGCTGTACTTGGTCTCCTCGGTAATCCGCATCAGGGCGGCGTCCTCGGCCTCAGCCTGGGCGTCGTCCTTGGTGGCGTGCCAGCCGATCTGCACGCCCGGCCCGTCCACGAACCACGGGGTTCCCGAGCCCTTGGCGCTCATCCACCTGGTGATCTTGTACGGCCCGGCGGTGTACTCGCCCGGCTCGGGCCTGGTCCACTTCACTCTGTTCCCTCCGCAATTCCTGTCAGGCGCTCGAAGGCGTCCCACGCCTCCAGGCTGTCGATTGGGCGCTTCCAGCGGGCCAGCTCGGCGCGGGCGCGCTCCCGCCGGGCCTCGGCCTGGGCCGGGTCGGCGGGGATGCCCTTCACTCGGGGTCTCCGATCAGGAGGCGGCTGACGCCGCTGGGCAGCTCACCCGAGCCGCCGCACCCGCACAGGCGGGCAGCGGCGACCGAGCTGTTCGGGCAGCAGGCGTTCGCGTGGAACTCGTCCCACCACTCGGCCCAGGTCAGGCAGTCATCGAACGTCAGGTCGGTCTCGGTGTCCATGGTCAGCTCTCCAGGTAGGCGGCGATCTTGGGCGCGGCGTCGGCGGCGCTCGGGATCGAGTGGACGTAGATGATGGTCGACCCATCGACGTGGTGGATGTCGTAGCCAGCGGCGCGCATGATCTCGGCCAGCTGGCCTGCCTTGCGGACGTTGGCCGAGTCGAGGTCGCTGACCGCGACCCAGATGTTGGCGGCGATCTGACGCCCGTTCCCGCGCCGGACCACGTACCCGCCTTTGTGGATCGGCTGGCTGATGATCTGGAAGTCGCGGCGGATGGCGCGGCTGACCGCCGAGGCGGTGGGGAGGCCGTTGGTCACGGTCATGGTGTCTCTCCTGTCGGTATCGGCGGGTCGGCCCCGCCTCACAAGAACCAAGTTACCCGACTGACTCGGGTATGTCAAGCGCCCCGACCAGGCTATTCACCTGGCCGGGGCGCTCGGGCTCACTCAGCCGCAGCGGCCTTGCGGGCGGCGCGGCGCTCACGGCGGGCCTGGAGACGCGCGGCCTTGTCCTCGGGGGACTCGGTGGCGCGCTTGGCCAGCCGACGCTCGGCCCGGCGGGCGCGGCGAGCGGCCTTCTTGGCGTCGGCGTCGTCGGCCACCGGGGCGGGCTCGGGCACCGCGCCCTCGGTCTCAGCCTCGGCCTGGACGTCAGCCTCGGGGGCTTCGGTCTCGGTGACGATCTCGGCCTCGGGCTCGGCGGCGGGCTCCACCTCGGTCGGCAGTTCGATCTGGGCGGTGGCCTTGGCCTTCTTGGCCTTCGGGGCCAGCTTGGCCGCGACCAGCTCGGTGAACGCCTCGGCGGGGATGTCACCCCAGCCTTCCGTGAACTCGGTGCCGTCGATCTTGCCGTTGATGGCGGTCGGGACCACCGGGTAGACCTTGGCACCGGGGGCGTGCTGGCGTCCCTTGGCGGCGGCGTAGGCGGCGGCGAACGTCTTGTGCCAGGTGACGCCCTCGACCGTGGCCACGTAGGGCATGGTTCCTGAGGTGCGGGTGACCGGGCTGTTCTCGGTGCCGGGGATCTGGGCGGTGAAGGTGATGGTGGCCATGGTGTCTCTCCTTGGGTTGTTGTCGGCGGGTCGGCCCCGCCTCACATCAACTAAGTTACCCGAGTCAGTCGGGTATGTCAAGCGAACCACAAGGACGAATTTTGACTAGTTTTTGCAGGTAGACCCGCGAATAAACGTCCACCCCTGGTACCGCCCCCGTCACCGGCTCCGAGCACCAAGTTACCCGAGTGAGTCGGGTAAGTCAACCCTCCTGGTATCCTGCGCCCATGGCTTCGACATCCGCTCCCGCCGTCGGCAAGACCACGGCCATCGCCCCTGCTCAGCTCCACACCTTCCACCGGAACCCGAGGCGCGGCGACGTCGGGGCCATCATGGCCAGCCTCCGACGCCACACCCAGTTCAAGCCGATCACCGGCAACATCGGTACGCACACGGGCCGACCGCTGGAGATCCTGGCGGGCAACCACACCCTGATGGCGTTCCGCGAGCTGGCCGAGGCCGAGCCCGACGACCCCGCCTGGCAGAAGATCCTGGTCCACTGGGTGGACGTCGATGACGACATGGCCGAGCGCATCGTGGTCGCGGACAACCAGACCGGCCAGCTGGGCGGGTTCGATGAGATCGAGCTGGCCGAGCTGGTCACCGGGTTCGGCGCGGACATCGAGGGCCTGGGCTTCACCGAGGCCGACGTGGAAGACCTGACCGCGCTGCTGGAGGAACAGGACGACCTGCCGCCGGTCAACCCTGAGCCCGAGACCGAGCCCACCAAGGGCAAGCGCGAGGACGGTCTGATCGACGCCAAGGACATGACTCAGCGGCGCGACGAGTACGCGGAGAACGCGAACAACCGGATGATCGTGCTGACCATGCCGATCCCGGCGTTCGTCTGGTCTCAGGAGAAGCTGGAGGCCTTTCGCACGGAGCGCGGTCTCAAGACCAACAGCGAGGCGCTGCTGGAACTGCTGGCTGAGTGGAGCGGCGAGACCGCGCCGGGCATCGAGCCGACCCCGGCTGAGCTGAGCGCCCAGGCCGACGAGTTCCTGGACGCCGCCGACCCCGAGGGATTCACCGAGTGACCACGCTGACGCGCATCGAGTTGCCCCGCCTGGCCACGCCTGAGGAGGCGTCGACCATGGTCGGGGACACGGTGCCCGACCGCGCCCCGTCGGACATCAAGCCGGGCACCGTCATCCACGACGCCGAGACCGGCGCGCCCGTGCTCGGGTACCTGCCTCTGGCCGACGCTGGTCCGCTGCGCCGGGCCGTGCTCCAGATCGACACCAGCGCCGCCGTCCAGCGGGCCAACAACTACCGGAGCCGGTCACGGACGTTCGGCTATGCCCCGCGCCGCCCGGTGATCTGGCGGGAGGCCTGCACGATCAGCACGCTCGGGCGTGACCAGCCCGAGATCGAGCGCGTGCTGGAGAGCTACGTCGAGCAGTTTGCCGACGGGCTCGGCGCCATCGACCCCGAGCTGGTAGAACGCGGTCAGCGGGAGTTAGCTAACGCCAACGTGCTGCCGGACTGGCGGCTCGGTGAGGCCAAGCTGTGGACGTCCGGCGTCGTCAACGACACCGCCCAGCTCCCCTACCACCGCGACGGGTTCAACTTCCCGGTGTGGTCGGCCATGCCGGTGGTCCGACGCGGCACCCGAGGCGGGCACCTGCACATCCCCGAGTACGGCGTGACGCTGCCCTGCTCGGACTCCACGGTGACGTACTTCGAGGGCTACCGCCTGGTCCACGGCGTCACGCCGATCACTCGGGTGAAGGCCAAGCAGGGCTACCGGATCAGCGCGGTCTACTACGCCCTGCGCGGGATGAAGAACTGCCGCACCGCCGCCGAGGAGGCCGCGTACGGACGCCAGCGGCGCACCGAGCGCGAGACGGAGATGGCCAAGCGCCTTGCCAACGGCGACACCGAGATCCCCGGCTCCAAGGGGCGCGGCGTCAACCGCCAGGCGATGAGCGGCTGGCGCAACACGGGCGAGGGTGACCGGCCCTGGAACAGCTCTACGCCCCGGCAGTAACCGAGTCACCCGAGTCAGTCGGGTATGATCAGGCCATGACCGCTCGCCTGATCTACCTCGTTGGCCAGCCCGGTTCGGGCAAGAGCACCCTCATGTCCAAGCTGACGGCGGCGTTCGACCGTCACAAGATCGCGCCGAACGATGCGTACCCCGTGGCGCACGACGTGCTCACCGAGCGCGTGACCGGCGAGGTAGTCGGCGCTGAGCTGGGCGTGCGCCGTGAGCTGTTCTCGGGCACCGACGCGCTCCCCTCCAGCATCATCGACAAGGCCGCGCCCTGGGTCCGCTCCCAGCCGTACCCGCTGCTGCTGGCCGAGGGTGCCCGCCTGGCCAACCGCCGGTTCATCGACGCCGCGCTGGAGGGCGGCTACGAGGTGACGCTGGTCCTGCTCGACCACAACGACGCCGAGGACTGGCGCAAGGTCCGATCCAAGGCCATCGGCAAGACGCAGAACCCGAGCTGGGTGAAGGGCCGACTGAGCGCCAGCCGCAACCTGGCCGACACGCTGACCGGCCCGGCCTACCAGGGCAAGGCGGTGTCCGTGGTGCGCGGTCACCCTGATCCGATCTTGTCGGTGCTCAAGACCGGCGTCCCCGAGCTGCGGCTGTAGCCTGGCCGGATGGCTGACCAGCCCGAGTATTTCCAGGATCCGAACCACCGCGTCGAGATCCCCGAGCCGACGCCTGAGCCCGACGTCTGGGACGCGAGCGGCGCGTTCGACTCGGCTCGGGCCTCGGACATCTACGAGGAGACGAAGGACTGGCCTGACGCCCAGCGGATGGCCATGCTGGCGCGGCTGCGCGCCGCCGAGGTCCGCGCCGAGGTCAAGACCAAGTACCGGCACCCCGCCGAGATCGCCAAGGCGTGCGACCCCCGGTTCGTGATCACCCCGGCCATCGAGCTGTGCAGCTGGGCCATCGAGCGCGTGCTGCGCTCACCCAAGAAGCTGAACGTCCTGATCACCATGCCGCCCCAGGAGGGCAAGAGCACGACGGCGGCGGTGTGGACCCCGATCCGCGCGCTCCAGCTGCGCCCGCGCCCGATCATCCTGGCGACCTATGCCGCCGCCCTGGCCGAGAAGCACTCCCGCGAAATGCGCCGGATCATCGGCACTCACGGCGCGGGCGTGGTCGACTCGCTGACCGGCCTGCCCGTGAAGGACAAGCTCGGACTGTCCCTGGCCCAGGGCGCGAACAAGGTCAGCAACTGGTCCATCGACGGCGGCGCGGGCGGCGTGGTGGCGGCGGGCATCGGCTCGGCCATTACCGGCTTCCAGGCTGACCTGATGATCATTGACGACCCGTTCAAGAACATGATGGAGGCCGACTCGGCGGCGCACCGCGTCCAGGTCGATGACTGGTTCTCCAACGTGGCCCTGACCCGCCTGAGCCCGTCGGCGTCGGTGATCCTGATCCAGACCCGGTGGCACCCCGAGGATCTGGCCGGGAAGATCATCGAGGGCGAGCGGCTGCTGGACCAGGAGGAACGCACCTGGCGGCACATCAACATCCCCGCCATCGCGGAGGAGGGTATTGACGACGCGCTCGGGCGCGAGCCGGGCACGCCCATGATCAGCGCCCGAGACACCCCCGAGGCGAAGCGGAACTTCGCCATGACGCGCAAGCAGGTCGGCGAACGTACCTGGTACGCGCTGTACCAGGGCTCCCCGCGTAACCCGGCGGGCGGCATCTTCCAGCGCGCCTGGTTCGAGCCACGGCTGGAGGGTGTGCCGCTCTGGCCGGTGGCCTCGGTGGTCGGCGTCGACCCCGCCGACTCGGGCGAGGGCGACGAGGCCGGGATCATCGGCGGGATGCTGATGCAGGACGGGCGAGCGGCGCTGACGCACGACCGCTCGGGTCAGTACACCTCGGACCAGTGGTCCACCGTGGCCGTCACGCTGGCCCTGGAGATCGGCGCGCGGGTGATCGCGGTGGAGGGCTACACCTCGGCCAAGACGTACCTCCAGGTGGTCCGCAAGGCGTACCGGGCCTTCCATGAGGAGGCGGTGGCCAAACTCAAGCGCGGCGAGCAGCTGACGCCCGTGGAGCAGCGCGCCATCCCCGACCTGCCGCCGTTCCAGATCGTGCCGTGGCGTGGCCCGAGCAAGGCCGATGCGGTGGCCCGGTCGGGCGCGCTCAGCCAGGCGTTTGAGACGAAGCAGTGCCGGACGGTGGAGTTCGCCCTGCGAGTATTCGAGGAGCAAGCCGCCGACTGGCAGGCCGGTCAGCACCAGCCCGACCGGGTAGCGGCGGGCGTGATCGTCTACGACAAGATCATGGAGATGGCCGGGTCGAAGATGACCATCGCCAGCCCGGCCAAGGCGCGGAAGAACCAGGCCCCGCCCGCGTGGATGACGCGGAAGATCGGTCGCTCGGCCTAGTCCCCGAGCTTGCTCACGACGTCGGTGCGGTAGGCGGTCACCGGCCAGATCGGCACCCCGAGCTTCTGGCACACCACCGCCCCGACGCTGAGCGCGTCGGCCTCGTTGTCGTTGGTCACCTCGGCGGCGGGCTCCAGCCTGTTCACCGCCAGCAGCACGGTCTGCTTGTCGGCGTTGCCGTTGCCGGTGGCGAACTTGGCGCGGGCCTTGGTGGCCACGATGGTCAGCGGGACGCTGTACTCGACGGTCAGGCTGATCACCTCACCGAAGATCCAGGGCAGCACCCATGCGCCCTCACCGCGCGCCCCGTACGCCAGCGCCTCCATCCCGACGTGCTCGGGGCGGTCCTCCTTGAACACCTCCTCGATGTCGCTCAGCAGCGTTCTCACGCGCCGCGCCATCGCCTGCTTGGTCTTGTCCTTGGTGGGCTTCGGCGCGCCCACAGTGACCACCTGGGCGCTGTAAGAGACCGGATCGCCGGGCTGCCTCGGCGGGTTACTCGGGGGCCAGGTGGCGATGTCGATCAACGCGAGGCCGGTGGCGGTGAGGCTGGTATCGACCCCGAGGATTCTCATGCCCTGATGTTACCCGACTCACTCGGGTGACTTGTACGATGGCCGGATGAGCCTCGGCTACCAGATTCTCGTCCTCGTCCTGTTCACTCTGGCCGTCATGCGCCTGGTGCGCCTGATCAACGGTGACACCATTCTCGACCCGATCCGCGTCCGGCTGGCCCAGCGCGAGCGGTCGGCGCTCATCGCCACGCGCGAGGCCAAGCTGGCCGGGCAGACCGAGATTGCCGAGGGCCACCAGCGCCGCCAGCTCAGGTGGCACACCGTGAACTACTTCATCGGCTGCCCCTGGTGCGTGGGCATGTGGCTGGCCCTGCTCACCACCTGGTACCCGATCTGGCTCACGGGCCTGTCCTGGTGGCTGTACCCGCTGATCGCCTTCGCGGTGAGCCACCTGGTGGGCGTGATGGCCCGGTTCGCGGACACCGAGGAGATCGACGTCGAGGACGATGACGACGACCAGTAGCACGGCCTCGGGATAACCTGACTCCATGGCTGCCTCCCCCATGCGCGTCGTTCGCCGCCCCAAGGGCCGAGCCCCGCGCCGGGCGCTGACGGCTGCGAGCCAGCTGGTCACCGACCCACAGAAGTCGATGCGGTCCTCCCTCGGCGGTGGCCCCCGCGCCGACTGGCAGGTGGAAGCCTGGAACATGGTGGACGAGGTGGGCGAGCTGGCCTACTGGCTGAGCTGGCTCACCGCGTCGTGCTCGCGCGTCCAGTTCATCGCCTCGGAGATCGACCCCGACACCGGCCTCCCGACCGGCGGGCTGACCCAGACCGACGACGGCACCCTGGCCCCCGAGCAGGCCCGCGTGGCCAAGATCATCAAGGACATCGCGGGCGGGCCGCTCGGCCAGGCCCAGCTGCGGAAGCGCAGCGCCGAGTGCCTGAGCGTGCCGGGCGAACACTGGGTCGTCCTGCTGATGACCGGCAAGGTCGACGGCCAGGGCAACCTGCTCCATGAGTGGTTCGTGCTGACGCGCGACGAGTGGAAGACCACCGGCAACGGCACCACCATCGAGCTGCCCGACGGTCGGAAGCACGACTTCATCCAGGGTCTCGACGTGATGTTCCGCGTGTGGAACCCTCGGCCCCGGCGCGCCAAGGAGGCCACCAGCCCGGTGCGCGCGGTGCTGGACCCGTGCCGAGAGATCATCCGCACCACCAAGAAGATCAAGAACGCCAGCCAGTCCCGGCTGATCGGCAACGGCGTGGTGTTCCTGCCTGCCGAAATGAGCCTCCCGGCCAGTCAGGCCCCGATCCCCGAGGGCCTGGCCGACATCCCCGGTATCGAGATGCCGACGGTCCAGGGTGTGCCCGCCGCCGAGGAGCTGCGCGATCAGCTCTACCAGACCGCCAGCGTGGCCGTCGATGACGAGAACAGCCAGGCGGCGCTGATCCCGCTGCTGGCCACCGTGCCCGGCGAACACCTCGGGAAGATCCTCCACCTCAAGTTCGGCAACGAGATCACCGAGGTGGAGATCAAGACCAGGAACGACGCCATCGCGCGCCTGGCCATGGGCCTGAACGTCAGCCCCGAGCGGCTGCTGGGCGTCGGGTCGAACAGCAACCACTGGTCGGCCTGGCAGATGGCCGACGAGGACGTGCAGACGCACATCAAGCCGGTGATCGAGACCCTGTGCGGCGCGATCAACGAGTCGGTGCTGCGCGCGGTGTTCCTGGCCGAGGGCATCGACCCCGACAAGTACATGCTCTGGTACGACGCCTCGGGGCTCACCGCTGACCCCGACCTGTCCGACGAGGCCGAGAAGGCTAAGGATCAGGGCGCGCTGCGCAACGAGCTGTACCTGCGCGCCCTCGGGCTCCCCGACGACGGCGGGTATGACCTCACCACCATGGACGGCATCCAGCTCTGGGTGACCGAGGCGCTGGCCAAGGATCCGACGCTGATCGGCCAGCCGGTGTTCCAGGCGCTGCTGAGCGCGGGCAACACCGACCTGGCGAACTTCGAGTGGCCCGCGCCGCCCGTGGCCGAGCTGCCGCCGGGTGAGGGCGACGAGGACGAGGACGACGACACCGGCTCCACCGAGGGCGGCGAGCCCGACACCGAGGACACCGCCAGCGTCACCGCCTCCAGCCGCGCGGACCTGGTGCTGGCCGAGCGGTTCCTGACCAACCGCGTCCTGGAGGTGACGAACAAGCGCCGCGTTCGGGGGAACGAGCAGAAGGCCCGGCTGGCGCGCGTCCCCGCCCGCGACTGGCACAAGTACCTCCCACCGCTGCCCCAGGCCGAGCTGCCCAAGGCCATCCGCGAGGTCGACGCCGCCCTGGCCGACGAGGTGGTGGCATCCCTCGGGATCAACACCGAGGGCCTGCGCGCGGCGGTCATCGCCAAGATCACCACCGAGCTGACTCGGCCCATGATCGACCACCAGGAGGCGAGCTGATGTGGCCCGAGCGGGGCGAGGCCCTGAGCCGGACCATCGAGTGCGAGGCGGCGCTGACCGAGGTCTACGCTCTGGCCCTGAACACCTGGGTCGTCGCGACGGAGCCGTTTGTTGTAAGTAGTTTGGTCGCAGCTAGTTTGCCGCCAGAACCGGACTCGGTGACTGAGACCGCCAGTGTCTGGGATCAACTGTCATCTGAGTTGATCCTAGCGTGCCTGTCAAGTCTGTGGGCATTGTCGGTGGTCGAAGCTTCGGAGGGACTGGAAATTGATCTACCGGAATTTGATGAGAATGTAATTACTCCATCCATTTCCGTGAAAGTAGTAAATGCAATTACGTCCACTTCGGAAGTAGCTACTGACGAATTGGTGAGCGCAATTGCGCGGGTCGAGGCCGATCCGTTCCTGCTGGCGGCGCGCGACGAGTACCTGGACAGCCAGCGCCCGAGCGTGGCGTCGACCCCGACCCTGATGCGTGACCGCGTGGTGGCGGCGGTGAGGGACGCGACCCCGGCCCTGGCCGACGACACCCCCGATGTCGAGGTGGTCATCACCGAGCAGCGCCGGGCGGCGGCTGAGGTGCTGAGCCCCGGCAGTGAGGCGACCCGCGTGGTGGCCCGGCTCCAGGGCTACGGGGCGGCGTCGGTGCAGAACGCGGCGGTGGTGACGGCGGCTCACCGCTCCGAGGACGCCACCACGCTGGACAAGACGTGGATCGCCACCCTGGACGGGAAGACCCGCCATACGCACTTCGCCGCCGACGGTCAGCGCACACCCCTCACCGGTAAGTTCCAGATCGGGACCGCCCAGCTGGATTACCCGGCTGACCCAGGTGGCCCGCCCGAGGAGGTCAAGAACTGCCGGTGCCGCGTCGGCATCCTGGCCCACGACGAGGCCATTCCCGACGAGGTGGATCGGCACACCGAGCGCCTTGACGGGCGGGACAGCGTGCAGATCAACCGGCGCGGGTCTCAGCAGGACGAGATCGAGCGGCGAGAGCGTCAGGGCACCGTCAGGGCGCGCGAGGACGAAGATGGCATCGGGCGCACCGCCCAGACCGCCGCAGGCGGGTGGACCGCCCCGAGTGAGCAGGAGTACGGCATGACCCAGTACGTGACCTTCACGGATCAGCCGGTGGCGTTCGTCGGCATCGAGAGCAGCGATGGTCGGATGCTGAGCCCTGACATCGACCTCACGGTGCGCCAGACGCCGCTTCCGGTCATGTGGTGCCAGCAGACCAACTACGGCCACATGGACGCCTACACGGTCGGCGTCACCGAGGCCGCGCGCCTGGAGGGCGACCGCATCCTGGCGTCGGGGTACATGCTCGATGACGAGCACAGCTCGACGGCGTTCGACCACGCCGCCCGCAAGGTGAGCCGCCCGAGCATCGACCTCGCGGCCACCGAGTGGATGCTGGTGGACGAGAACGGCAAGGAGATCACCGAGGACGAATGGTGGGATCTGCCGATGGACGCCAAGGTGATCCAGTGCGTGACGAAGGGCGAGCTGATCGGGTTCACCCTGGTGGCGACCCCGGCGTTCGGCGAGACGATGCTGGAGTTCAACCCCGAGCCCGAGGACCGCGAGCTGGGCCTGGTGGCCAGCGCCGCCGAGCAGTTCCGGCCCCGCGTGTACCCGGCGGCTCAGTTCGTCCGCACGCCTGACCAGTACCTCACCGAGCCGACCGAGATCCAGATGGACCCCGACACCGGTCGGATCTTCGGCCACCTGGCCTGCTTTGGCAGCTGCCACCGGTCGCTCCAGGCTCAGTGCGTGATGGCCCCCAAGTCGCCGTCGAACTACTCGCAGTTCCACACCAGCCCGAGCGTTCGGCTGGACGACGGGACGCGCCTGGCCGTCGGTCGGCTCACGGTCGGCACCGGCCACGCGGACGAGCGCCTGGGCGGCGCGGCGGCGATGAGCCACTACGACAACACCGGGTCGTGCTTCGCGCTGGTCCGCGCCTACGAGACCCCGGTGGGCATCGAGGTCTCGGGCGTGGCTGCGCCCTGGGCCACCGCCGAGCAGATCGAGATGGGCCTGGCCGCGCCGCTGTCCGGCGACTGGCGCGACTTCGGTCAGGGCCTGGACCTGATCGCCGCCCTGGCCGTCAACACGCCCGGTTTCGCTGTGCGTGGGCGTGAGGACGCCGACGGGCGTTCTGTGGCGCTGGTGGCCAGCCTGGCCCCCAAGCCGACCGGCCCCCGTGGCACCTCGGGCACCGCGCTCACGGCCTCGGCCATCAGTGAGATCGTGGCGGCGGCGGTGACCAAGGCGCTGACCGACCGCGACGAGCAGGCCGAGCTGGACGCGCTGCTGGCTGAGGCCACTCAGCTGGTCGGTGAGCCCGCCCCGGCGCTCACCCCCGAGCAGGAGATCGACGCGATGCTGGCCGAGCTGGCCGGGCAGGAGAACTGACATGTGTGGTTGCAACGGCGGCGCTGGCGTCGGCAAGAACAAGGACTCCATGGGCTGGTACGTCCAGCTGCCTCAGTCGGCGGGCGGCGGCATCCTCCCCGAGGGCGTCAACCCCGCCGACCCCGAGGCTGGCGAGCCGGGTTACATGATCGCCGCCGAGGCGCAGCGCCAGGTGACCCTGGCCGGTGGCGGCACCATCCGCAAGCTGGTCAAGCCCACCGCCACGCCCGTCCCGGCGTAGGTCTGCACGGTCGACCGCTAGCTTTCCCATCAGAGAAACCTGCTCCGTGTTGTGTACCGAGGTTGCTCGCCCCGTACCGATGACGACAGACGAGACTCACAAGGAGTTCGCAGTGAACGTCCCCTTCGCTCCACGGCAGCGCGTCGTGAACATCCTGGACCGCAAGGTGGGACAGTTCGCGCACCAGACCCCGGCTGAGCTTCCCGCCGATGCAGCTGGCCTCCAGGCCCTGCTCGACTCGGCTCAGGCCGACATCAATCTGATCCAGGCCCGGCGCGCCGCAGGCGAGACCCTGACGGGTGCCGACCGCGACCGCCTCCGCGAGCTGGTCACCGACTACCGGACCATCGACGCCGCGCACAGCGCCGCCGTCGAGGCCGAGGCGTCGAGCCAGCCGGTGGACGACGCCGAGATCGACGGCCTGCTGGCCGAGGTCAGCGGCCAGACCGCCCAGGGCCAGGAGATCACCGACGAGACGACCCCGGTGGTCGAGGGCACCGAGCCCCCGGCCTCCGACGGCACTCAGCCCCCGGCTGCCTCGGCCCCCGAGGGCACCCCGGCTGAGCAGCGCGAGGTGGTCACCGCTGGCGCGGGCACGACCGGCGGCAACCGCCCGGTCAACTTCGCCCCGGCGGCGGCGGGCTCCACCCCGCCCCCGGCCAACGAGGGCGGCGAGCCCGGCTGGCAGCTCCACCCCGGCGCTCCCGGCTTCCAGGAGGGCATGGGTCGGGTCGGCTTCGCCCAGATCGCCCAGTCGCTCGACAGCATCCGCCCCGGTAGCCGCGCTCGGGTTCGCCCGAACCGCAGCAACCGGATGCTCGGTGGCGAGGAGTTCGCGCGCCAGGTGGTCTCCACCCTCCAGCGCGACGTCCAGGTGGTGGACGACCCGCACGCGCTGGTCGCCGCCATCAACGCCGCGACGAGCCTGGTCAACGGCCAGCGCGTCACCGCCGATAGCCTCACGGCTGCCGGTGGCTGGTGCGCCCCGTCCGAGCAGCTGTACGACTTCTGCGACGTGCCGGACGCCACCGACCTGCTCTCGATGCCCGAGGTCACGATCAACCGGGGCGGCGTCCGCTGGCCCCGCGAGCCCGACCTGTCCGGCATCTTCGAGGACTTCGAGTGGTTCTTCACCGAGCCCGAGCTGGAGGCCGTCGATCCTGACACCGGCCAGCCGACGGCGGTCAAGCACTGCGTCGAGATCCCGTGCCCCGAGGACTTCGATGAGATCCGGCTGAACGCGGTCGGGTGGTGCGTCGAGGCGGGCATCCTCCAGGAGCAGGGCTGGCCCGAGCTGATCGAGTGGTTCATGCGCTCGCTCACTCAGGAGCACCTGCGCGCCCTGTCGCGCCGGTCCATCCTCAACATCGTGGCGGGTTCCGGCCCGGCGAAGATCATCCCGCCGACCTCGGTCATGGGCTCGGTCGCGTCGGTGCTTAACTCGCTGGCGCTGGTGGCGACGAACATCCGTCTCAAGCGCGGCCTGAGCCGCACCGCCACCATCGAGGGCATCGCGCCGTCGTGGTTCTTCGAGGTGCTGCGCGCCGACCTGGCGTTCCGCGAGGGTACGGACACCTTCGCGGTGACCGACGCCCAGATCCTGGCGTGGCTGACGGCGCGGAACATCGCGCTCCAGTTCGTCGGTGACTGGCAGACCCGCTCGGCGGGCCTCCCCGGTCACATGGACACCCTGCGGTGGCCGTCGACCGTCGACATCGTGATGTACCCGGCGGGCACCTGGTTCCGCTCGATGAGCAACGTCATCGAGCTGGGCGTGATGTACCCGAAGGAGCAGCTCCAGGTCAACCGCTTCACGCGGATGTTCACGGAGGACGCCATCGCCGTCGGCAAGCGTTGCGGCGAGAGCGCGCTGATCCGCGTTCCGCTCGATGTCAACGGCGCGATCGGTGAGCGCCAGGCCATCACCGCGTAGGTCACCGCGCCGACGTCAGACTGAGGGCGGGCAAGTAGTGGGCAACCCGAAGCCGTCCACCTTGCCCGCCCTCTCTCGTACTCCCAGGAGGACCACATGACCACTCCCACCGCCCCGGTGCTGAACGCCTGGCGCTTCAAGGCCCCGCCGGTCACGCCGCTGGCTCAGGGCCTGTACGCGGCCACCGACTGGCAGGCCCAGGGCCGATTCTTCAACGGCGTCGAGGTCGAGGGGCCGAACTACGGCGGCGAGGACTCGTTCGGCATCTGGGAGGCCGACTGGTGCGACGTCCCGCCGATTGACCAGGAGGAGCGCAAGGAGGGCCACCGGCCCGACCTGCTTCCGCCGTTCGACCGGCTGACCGTCTGGGCGTACGACGAGTGCGACCTGACGCTGCCGAGCCGCAACGAGGTCGAGGAGCGCGCCGCTCAGGTGCTGCGCCTGGAGGAGCAGACCGCCGTCGAGCGCGAGTTCGCCAATCGGCTGCTGGAGGACGCGGGCACCCCCGAGGCGGTGGCCAGCCTCAAGCTGGCGGTGGGCTACCTGGAGGGTGAGGCTGCCAAGGCGAACACCCCGGTCTGGTTCCACGTCGGCGCTCAGTGGGCCAGCCAGGAGTTCGGCCTGTTCATCAAGACCGGCACCCGCTGGACGTCGCCACTCGGGCACACCTGGGTGATCGGCGGCGGCTACGTGGACGGCCTGGTCAACACCATCGTCGCCACGTCTCAGCCGTTCGGCTGGCGGGACGCACCCGACGTTCGCACCGCCGTGGACGAGCGTCACAACCTCTACGCTGCCGTGGCAGAGCGTAGCGTTTGCATCGCGTACGAGGCCGTTATCGCTGCCGCTCAGATCGCCCCGTAGGAGACAGGACATCATGCCCGCTGGAATCATCGCCACCGTTGACGGCGACTACGCCACCATCGACTTCGTGGACCAGTCCCTGCGAGGCCCCGCCCTGGCCGAGCTGGCCGAGCTGGGCGCGCCCATCGAGACGATCACCCGTGACGGCCCGCGCCGGAAGTACCGCGTGCTGGTCAACTTCGCCGAGCAGGTCAACCTGCTTGACCTGGACGAGGAGGGCGAGGTCACCAATCCTGGCCGGGTCCACTCGGCAGGGTACGACACCGGGGCGGCGGCGGCGCTGGTCGCAGCGGACCCCAACGTCAACCCCGGCGCGGACAACGCCGATTGGCACACCCCCGTCGACCAGTACACCAGCGCGAACAAGTACGTCGGCCAGGTGCCGAACGCCACCGTGCTGGACCGCGATCAGGTCTACACCGGGGACGCCTCCAGCTACGGCGGCTCGGGCCAGGCCCCGCTCCACACCGAGGTCATCGAGCACGTCAAGATGCGCGGCGGCACGCTCCAGGCCGTCCAGCAGGTGGCCAGCTTTGGGCACCCCGGCGCTGAGGCGAACCTGAGCCTGGCCAGCCAGCCCTCGGCCCTGGCCACCGACCCCGGCTCCACGCCGGACGTCGGCGGGTCGTTCGTGGCCGAGGACTACACCTCGGTCCAGGCCACCCGCGATGAGCCCCTGGCTGGCCCTGAGGACGTCACGGTCATCGGGCCGGACGGTGAGCCCGAGAACCCCGAGAACGCCAGCCAGCCGCCCGCTGAGCCGGTCACCGAGGGCACTCAGGCCGCGCCGGTCACCGAGGCCGACGGCGCGCCGCGCCCCGACGGTCTTCCCGAGGGTGAGTCGAACGCCGACTGGCTGCGCCCGCAGCTGGAGAGCTACGCCACCTGGAAGGGCATCGAGAACCCCTCGGGGTACCCGAACAAGGCCGAGCTGCTGACGGCCATCGAGAACGCGTGATAACGGGTCATCACTGATGAATCAGGCCGAGCGGCTGAGACTGGCCGACCGACTGGCAGCTGAGCACACGCGGCTGCTGGACTTCGTGCGTACCGCCACGGTCCTGCTCGGCCTCCTACCGCTGATGTACGGAGGTCTCACATGGGTCTACGGCGAAAGGCTGTGGGCGGGGAACATCGTCTACGGCACGGCGCTCGGGGTTCCCTGGGCACCTCAGTCGTGGGGAACGGTGTTCGTGATCTTGGGCGTGGGGACCATCGTTTCCGCACGGATGGATCGTCGGCGCTGCGTGTTCATTCTGACGCTGCTGACGGCGCTGATGCTGTCGATGTTCATGGTCACGTTCCTGGTCGAGGTGGTGGGCAACGACAACGTGAGCGCGCTGCCGCCAGCCCTGGTGTACGGCGTGGTCTCGCTCTTGTTCCTGGCCCGGTCCCGGCTGGCTTGGGCCGGTCGGAAGGGCCGACGGCACCACTGGAAGGGATCGGCTGGCTGATGGCGCGCGTCACCAAGCGGGTGGGCCGATGGCTGTCCCACACGCGATTCGTTCCTACGCCGCTGTACCGGCTGGTCTTGATCGCCGCCGGGATCAGCGCGGTGCTCCAGCTGATCTATGGCGCGCCTCAGTCGGTCACGGCCACCTCGGACACGGGCTGGTTCGACTGGACGTTCGTCGGGTTCCAGCTGGTGGGCGCGGTGTGCGCGCTCTGGGGCCTGTACCTGGTCGAGGGGGACACCCCGTCGCCCTGGGCAGCGTGGGCGGCGACGGTCAACGGTGATGTTCCCGAGATCGACCCCGAGAAGCTACAGCGGTCACTGACCCTTGAGCTGATCGGGCTCATCGCGCTCCAGACGTGCATGGCCATCCAGATCGTGTCGACCATCGACTACAACGGGCGAATGCCGTCGGCCCTCTGGACCTGGATGGGCATCGTGTTCTGGCTCTGGTCGTTCTTCCGCGACCGAGACATCATCCGCGCCCTTCGACGGCTGACCCGCCCATGACGGCGGCGCTCATCCTCCAGATGATCGGAGGGGCCGGGTTCCTGGCCGGTGTGGCGGCGCTGCTGCATTTCCTGAACACCCGCAAGTCGACCAAGACCAAGGGCAGCGCCGAGGCGTACCAGGCGTACCGGACATTCGTGGCCGGGGCCTTCGAGGACGCCGCCGGGGTCACCAGCCGAGTCACCGCCGACCGCGACAAGCTCGGCGTGATTCGGGCGGCGCTGATCGAGCTGGCTCAGGATCTGATCGGGCTGGCCCGGCGCAAGGGCGCGACCCCCGAGGAGCTGGAGCCCTACCAGGACCGGCTGGACGACGTGCGGTCTCGGTAGACCTGCACGGTGCTGGCCTAATGTCAGCAGCAGCTTCGGAGACCGACTCGGCACCATGTGCCTGACCCAGGAGGAATGACCAGATATGCCTGGCATCCAGCCCGTCAAGGGCACGCGACTCCGCGCGACCAAGATCGACGCATGTGGCCGACCGATTGCCGGTCCCCGCAACCGCATCGTCACCAGTGGTTACGTCAGCGCCACGCTGACGGCGGTGATGAAGGAGGCGGTGGACCTCACTCAGGACAACGCCGAGGGCAAGGAGTGCTTCACCGACCGCACCCCGCCTCAGCGCCGCTGGTACACCCCGGCCATCGAGCTGTGCAACGTGAACACCGGCCTGGTGTCCATGTTCACCGGCTGGGAGACGCTGCTGGACCTCGGGGCCACTCCCGCGCCCATCGGCTTCCGCGACCAGAAGGACGTCGAGACCGAGTACGGCATCGCCATCGAGCTGTGGACCGCCGGTCGCATGGACGACGACTGCGACGAGCCGCCGACCACGGACGAGTACCTGGCCGCGCCGGGCTCGGGCCGGTCGTACGGGTACTTCCTGTTCGGCGCGACCGAGTGGATCCCCGGTGACCTCAGCATCGGCGCGACGGTCTCCACGTTCACCCTGACCGGGCGCACCATCGCGATGCCCGCGTGGGGCATGGGGCCGTACAACGTGGCCCCGGCTGCCGACGGCTCCCCGCGCCGCCTGATCAACCCGACCACCAAGAAGGAGCACCTGACGGCGTTCCGCACGCCCATCGCGCCGCCCGAGGTCACCCCCGGCAACGAGCCGGTGGCCCTGGCGACGAGCACGCTGTTCACGGGCGAGAACTACTACTACGGTGGCCCGGCTGGTGCCGAGCCCATCGACGTCGCCCCGGCCCAGGCCGCGTAGTCTGGTCCCATCAGCGAAGCAGTTCGGCCCCGGTCATATTGACCGGGGCCGTTCTGGTTGTCGGGGCTCAGCGGACGGCGGCGACCGCCTCGGTCACCAGGTCGTGCATCTGGCCACCGTTGCCGTACAGGCGGCGAACCTGGCTGGGCAGCAGGCCCATGGCGTCCAGGCGGGCGGCGGCGCTGAGCGCGTCGGCCACGGTATCGGGGCGGGCGTCGAGGGCCTTGACGTCGAACAGGGCGCGGGCCATGCGGACCTCGGCGGTGCTGGCCTCGGTGTGAGCGATGGCAACGCGGAACTCACGGTCAATCTCGGTGGCGGTGGTGATCATGGTCTGGCCTCTCTGTCTGGCGGGCCGGTCCCGCGCTGACAAGAACTAAGTTACCCGAGTGAGTCGGGTAAGTCAAGTCCTACGTTCACGCACCGCCTCGGGCTACCCTGACCTGGTGAGCATCCACTGGCCCATCGACCGCGTGACGGACCCGCTGCCGGACATGCCTGATCCGGTGACGCCCGAGTGGATCAGGGCGGCGCTGGAGCGCAATGGGGCCGAGACCATGGCCACCGCGATCATCCACTACCTGAGCGGTCGGCAGTTCGGCTACGAGACCGTGACCGTGAGGCCGTGCCCGAGCGGCGTCCGCACCCGCGCCCGCGACAGTGACGCCACCGTGACGAGCTACCTGGTCAGTTGGGAGGGCTACGGCTGGGTGGGCGTCCCGTGTGGCTGTGGCCCGCGCTGCACGGTCAGCGGGCCTCGGGTGGTCCATCTGCCCGGCCCTGCCTCCGAGGTCACCAGCGTGGTCGTGGCGGGCGTCGAGCTGCCCGAGGTCGGCTACCGGCTGGAGGGCAACGCGCTCTACCGGATCGGCGGCAACTGGCCCGGCCAGGACATGGGCAAGCCCCTCGGTGAGGCGAACACCTGGGCGGTGACGTACCTCCGAGGTCGGCCCGTTCCGGCGGGCGTCGGCGCGCTGACCGGCCTGCTGGCCAAGGAGATCGAGACCGCGCTGCACGACGACGGCGAGTGCCGCCTGCCGCGCACCGTGACCACCGCCAGCCGCCAGGGCGTGACGTACCGGGCCTACGACCCGGCGGTGATCTACAAGTCCGGCAAGACCGGCCTCCCCGAGGTCGATCTGTGGCTGGCCTCGGTCAACCCGAACGCGCTGATGGCTGCGCCGAGCGTGCGATGACCGAGCCCGTATGCCGGACTGACCCGGCCATGGAGATCATCGCGGCGGTGTCCGACGCCATGGCCGTGGAGTTCGGCCCGCGTGAGCAGTGTGGCCCGCTGGTCGGCGCGACCGAGAACGTCCGGTTCCTGGCCGGTGACGGCGCGCCGCTCGCCGCCTGGGACAGTCACGCCAAGGGCGGCAAGTCGGGCTGCAAGGAGCCGTTCGTCTGGGTGCGGGCCATGCGCCGGTACCGGTCGGCCACGTTCCCCCGCGAGGCCCTGGACCAGAACCCGTGCTCGCTGCCGAGGGTGATGCCGGTCGAGGTCGGCGTGGCGTGGTGCGCGGTGATCAGTGACCGGCCCGACCGCGCGCCCAAGTTTGAGGATCTGGCCCGCGAGGCCGAGGTCAGCATGGACGTGGCCTGGCGGCTGGAGAACGCGCTGTGCCGGGCAGCGAAGACCCTGGTCAGCGACGATCACAAGGTCGGAACGGACACCCTGGTCCCGTATGGTCCTGAGGGAGGGATCATCGCCTGGTCGGGCGTGATCTACGCGAGCTACTGAGGAGCGAGTCATGGCCAAGATCACCGTCGAGGGCAGCATTCTCCCGAGCGCGTTCCTGGCGCGCGGTGACCGGATGGACGTCCGAGACGACGACCCGACCGTGAAGTTCCTGATCGAGCAGGGCTACGTCAACGTGGTCGACGCCGAGACCGGCCAGCTGGAGGCCCCGCCGCTGCCCGAGGCCCCGAGCCCGAACGCCAGCACCAAGGACTGGCAGGCGTTCCTCACCAGCCAGGGCGTCGACTACCCCGCCGAGGGCGACGGCTCGGGCCGTAACGAGCTGGTCGCGCTCTGGGAGCGGACGATCAACCCCGAGACCGCCGACGCCTGATGACCGCGCGCATCCATGCCCGCGTCGAGATTGACGAGGCGGCGCTGGAGCGCGAGTCGGGCCGTGACCTCAGGGCGTTCCACCGCTCGCTGACCCGGCGCATCGCCAACCAGGCCCGCGCCGACGTCCCCGTTCGCACCGGCAACCTCGGGCGAACCATCGGTGAGATGCCCCAGGTGTACCGGCCCTTCCACGTGAGCGGCGGCGTCGAGGCCACCGCCGATTACGCGGCGGCGGTTCACGAAGGCAGCCGACCTCACCGCATCGCCGCCCGCAGCGCCGACGCGCTCAGGTTCGTCTGGCACGGGCGCGTGATCTTCCGCAAGAGCGTCTGGCACCCCGGCACCCGCGCCCGCCCGTTCCTGCGCAATGCCGCTCACCGAGTCGTCGCGAGCGACCCGCGCGTCCACTGAGTCGGATAACTCGGTGCTACCCTCGGTCGTGAGGTGGTCACCGGGTTCTGCCGGACCCGGCCCACCGTGAACTCGGCTTCGGGACTCAGGAGACACATGGCTACGTTTGGCGCTGGCGGCAAGATGATCACCGACGACTCGGACCAGCTGGCTCCCCCGGCTGATCTGACCGAGCGTGACCCCGACCCCTACGGCGACAACGAGCCCGGCGAGGTCGTGCCGGTTCCCGTGGAGGACCAGGTGGCCCAGGTCAACGGCGACGACGACGACGACGAGTACCCGGCCCGCCCGTTCCGCGAGGGTGAGCCCCGCTCCGAGGGCGCGGTGGCCCGAGTGGCCCCCGACCCCGAGGACGCCGACGCCAAGCAGGCCCGGCTGGCCAAGCTGCGCGCTGAGCTGGCGGCGGCTGAGGCCGAGGCCGCTCCCGAGGACACCGGCACCGCCGTGGCCCTGGTCGAGAAGTGGGACGTCACCAAGGACACGGACGAGACCTGGCCGTATGACTTTCTGGAGTTCGAGGGTGACCTGCTCGGCGTCCGGCTGCCGCAGAAGCAGGCCCTGGCGGCGTTCTCGCTGGCCAGCTCCAAGTACGTCAGCCTCGGCGTCAAGAACGACCTGACCGGCCTGTTCATCGCGCGCCACCTGAGCCCCGAGAGCTACGGTCGCGTGTTCTCCCGCCTGATGGACCCCGACGACTCTGCCTATGACGTCGAGACCGTGGGCGAGCTGTTCAACGCCATCGTGACGGCCAGTGTCGAGGCCGACAAGTCCGAGTAGCGGTCATCCATCGGATAGCCTGACCAGGTGACCGATGTAGGGAAGATCAGTCTTGGCGTCGAACTCGACGCCGACGACCTGGCCTCCCGACTCGGTGAGGCCGTCCGGCGCGCCATCGGCCCGGCGCTGGCCAAGGTCCAGGCCGAGCTGAACAAGGTCCAGCGCGAGTACGACCAGACCGCCCGCGCCAGCGAGAAGGCCAGCACCGCCCAGACCGCAGGTGCCAAGGCGGTGGCCGAGGCCGTCGAGCACATCGGCAACGAGCAGACCAAGACCGCCGCCAAGACTCAGGCGGCGGGCGCGGTGACCGCGCGCCAGCTGAACGCCGTCACCCGCGCCTACGAGCGGCAGACCGCCGCCATCATCAAGAACACCGCCGCTCGGGCGGCGAACGCGGCTGTGCCCGTCGGCGCGGCTCCCGCGACCGGCGGCGCGTCCAGCGGCGCACCCCCGCCCCGGCGCACGGCCACCGGTGACCTGTTCACCGGCCAGGGCGGCGGCGGTCGGTTCATCACCAGCCCGGTAGGCGTCAACGCCATCGCGCTGGGCATCGGGTCTCTCCCTGCCGCGTCGGCGGCGCTCATCCAGGTGGTCGGCGGCGTCCAGCAGCTGGCCCAGGCTGGTCTCGCGCTGCCCGGCATCTTCGCGGGCGCGGCGGCGTCGGTCGGTACCGCCGTGCTCGGGTTCAAGGGCCTGGGCGAGGCCACCTCGGCGCTGTCCGAGGCGATGAAGACCGGCGACCCCAAGGATCTGGAGAAGGCCAAGGAGGCCATGCAGGATCTCCACCCGGCGACCGTCGCGGTGGCAGAGACCATGGCCAAGCTCAACCGAGGCCCGCTGCTGGAGTTCCGCAAGAACATCGCCGGGAAGATGCTCGACGGGTTCGACCAGTCGCTCCAGGGCCTGGCCGACAAGGCGCTCCCGCGCGTCGAGGGCGGCATGGGCAAGGTGGCCACCGCCTGGAACGGCACCCTCAAGACGCTGACCGGCGCGCTGGGCCGGGACAGCAACCTCGGTCTCATGGATCGGATCTTCGGCAACACCGCCGAGGGCCAGACCCGCGCGAACGCCGCCATCGAGCCGCTGGTTCACGCGCTCGGCACGCTCACCGCCGCCGGGTCCGACGTGCTGCCGCGCCTCGGTGACGGGCTGGCCGGTGTCGCGAGCCGGTTCGACGCCTGGATCACCAAGGTGGACGGCGACGGTCGGCTGGATAAGTGGATCAACCAGGGCATCACCGGCCTCCGTCAGCTCGGGGAGTCGGGCCTGAGCCTCATCAAGGTGGTCACGAACCTGACCCAGGCGGCGGGCGCTGACCAGGGCGGGTTCCTCACCTGGCTGGAGTCGGCCACCGGCAAGCTGCGCGACCTGACCGGCTCGGCGTCGGGCCAGGCCAGCATCGCCAAGTTCTTCCGCGAGGGGCGCGAGCAGGCCGCTCAGTGGCTGCCGATCCTCCAGAACTTCGCCGAGCTGCTGGGTGACGTCTACGAGGCCAGCAAGACCTGGACGTCCGTGCTGCTGCCGGTGCTCCGTGGCATCACCGAGGCGCTGACCGCCATCCCCGGCCTGACCCAGGCCGTGCTGGTGGGGTTCCTGGCGTGGAAGTCCATCACGATGATCACCACGCTGACCTCGGGCCTGAGCCGGATGAGCGGCGTGCTGGACGCGCTGCCCGCCAAGGCTCAGCGGGCCGGGCGCGGCATCGGGGCCATCGGTGGGGCGCTCGGGTCGGGCCGTGGCACCGCCGGTCTCGGCCTCCTGGCGGCGGGCTCGATCACCAGCCTGACCTCCGACACCGACGACATCGCTGGCCAGCTCATGGGCGCGCTCAGCACGGTGGGCGGCGGCGCGCTGACCGGCGCGGCCATCGGCTCGGTCGTGCCCGGCCTGGGCACCGCCCTCGGGGCCGTGATCGGCGGCGGCGTCGGCACCGCGCTGGCTGGGATCAACTACCTCCTGTCGGATAACAAGGCGGCTGCCGAGGCGGCGGCGAACGCCCAGGCGCAGCTGGCCGAGACCCTGGACCGCTCGCGCAACGCCATGGCCCAGAACAGCCAGGCCATCAAGACCGCGAACGACGCGCTGAACGCCAGCGGTGGAGCCATCGACGCCAGCACCATCGCCGCCGTCGGTGAGCAGATCAACGCCATTCCCGACCGCCTGGCGGGCGCGTACGACGACAGCACCCTCAAGGGCATCGCTGACGCACTGAGCCAGGTCGGCCAGACCACCGAGCAGATGTCCACCATTGTGACCGGCGCTCAGCCTCAGTTCGACGCGCTGGTGGGACGCCTCCAGGCCCTCGGCCCGGCGGGGCAGATCGCGGCGGCTCAGCTGGCCAGCATCCGCGACAACACGCTGGGCATGGCCAACAACGCGCAGATCGCCGCGCCGCTGCTCCAGACGCTCAGCACGTCCATGGGCGTCGGGCTGGAGCAGGCGGCGGTCAACGTGCAGAACGCGTTCGCCGCCATCCCGCGCGACGTCCCGATCAACATCGACATGCCCGGCGGGCAGGCGGTGTTCGACATCCTGCGGAACATCGGCGTCGAGGTCTCGACCAACAACCAGAAGCAGATCCAGGTCGCCGCGCCGCTGAGTCAGGCCGTGCTCGACCAGCTCCGCGCCATCGGCATCGAGGTCAAGAACAACAACGACAAGACCATCAGCGTCAGCGTCAACGCCGCCCAGTACCAGGACACGCTGAACAAGCTCGGCGTGCTCGGCCAGGTCTACGGCGACCTGTTCCGCAACACCGGCACGCTCCCGCTCCCAGCGGTCCCCGCGCCGCCTCCTGGCGCGCCGCCACGCTTCCAGACGCCCAGCGGGGCACCCCGAGACCCCTTCGCCCTTCCGCCGCGCCCAGGCGGCGCTGACGGCATGGTGATCCCCGGCTACGCGCCGGGCCGAGACATCGTGAACGCGGTGCTGGCCCCCGGTGAGGGCGTGCTGATCCCCGAGGCCGTGCGCGGCATCGGCGGGGCGGCGGGCGTGTACGCGCTCAACAGTCGGTTCCGCTCGGGCCTGAGCCGCCGGTACTACGCCGACGGCGGCGTGGAGCCGCACCTGGGTACCGGCGCGCTGCCCGGCCCGCCGCCGGTCATCGGCCCCGAGACCGAGCTGAGCGTGCTCATCCAGATCCGCGACCTCCTCGGCGGCAAGGGCGGCGCGGCGTCCAACCCGCTGGCCGCGACGGCGGCGAACACGGCCACCGCCGCCCAGGCGGCGACCGACACCAGCGGCACCACCATGGGGCCGTTCGGCACGCCGCTCAAGAAGCGCGGCGACCCCGGCTACGAGATGGCGGCGGCGGCGCTCCAGGCGCTCGGGGCCGACCCCGAGAAGTGGATCGGCGCTGACCCGTCGACCTACGTCGCGCCCGGCATGGGCGTCGGCCAGCTGCCGGGCGTGACCGGCGCGGGCCTCCCGGTCAACTACGCGGCTCAGGCGGCGGCGCTGGCGGCGTTCGCCAAGTCCGGCGACCTGGCCGACGTGGCCGGGCTCGGGCTGAACGCGAACGACCCGATCATCACCGCGCTGACCTCGGCGCGGAACAAGAAGAAGGGCGGTCTGGAGGACGACCAGATCGCGGGCCTGGTAGACCAGGTGCTCGGCCAGGGCGGCTACGGCGGCGTGCTGGACGAGACGAACACGCCGCTGGTCAAGTCGCTGACGCGCTACCGCGAGCAGCTGATGAAGCAGCAGGGGCTGGATCCGAACAGCCTCACGGGCGGGGCGCTGGCCCCGTCGACCGCCGCGCCCGGCACCGGTATGGCCGGGGCCGTGGTGGACCTGGCTCAGCGGTCCTCGGGTGGCAAGTACGTGTGGGGCGGATCGGACCTGGCCAAGGGCCTGTCCGACTGCTCGGGCGCGGTGAGTGACCTGGTGGAGCTGATCACCAAGGGGCAGGCCGGGCCTGAGCGCCTGTTCGCCACCGGTTCGGCCCGCGACGTTCTGACCAAGCTCGGCGCGGTCGAGGGCGCTGTCCCCGGCGCGCTCCAGATCGGCTGGAGCGACACTCACATGCGCTCGACGCTGCCCAACGGCGTGGCCTTCGAGTCGGGCGGCGGCACCGGCCAGGGCGCGACCTACGGCGGCAACGCCCAGGGCGCGGAGGGTATGCCGAACATCATGTCGCTGCCGGTGGGCGCGCTCCCGCCCGGCTTCATGGACAGCATGACCGGCGGCGCTGGCGGCGGCGCGAACGCGCTCGGCTACTCGGGTGGCGGGCCGGTCCCGGTCTACATCGTGGCTGGTCCGAACGGCGGAATGCCGCCCGGCATGGACCAGATTCTCGGCGCTGGCCTCGGCGCTGCGGGCGGCGCGGCGGGGACCGTGGCCACCGACATCACCGGGGCCATCGCCGGGCTCGGGCAGGAGAGCTGGCGGAAGCGCGCCCCGGCGGCGGGCCTGGACCAGCTGATTGACGAGCGCAACCCGCTGGCGCTGGCCGAGGCCATGGGGTTCAACGTCCAGGACTTCTCTCGGGCGGGCGGCGCGTTCGACCAGGACCAGGTGCAGAAGAACGAGGAGGGCTACGACGCCTCGGGTCGGCTGTTCTCGGACACCGCCGGGCTGATGGACCGCACGTTCTCCAGCCTCCAGGCCCAGCTCGGGGCCATGCGCGAGCAGCTGGTGGACGTCATCACTCAGGTCCAGCAGCGGCTGGAGGAGCAGGCCCTGGAGCCGGTCATCAAGGCCGGTATGCAGAACGCGCTCGAATCCCTCAAGGACTCGGTGTCGACGGCCATCGGCTCGGCGCTCGGCAACGCCGCCGCGCCGCCCATTGCCGACGCTGTGAGCGGCGCGGTGAGCCAGCTACCGATTGACACCAGCGGCGCGGGGAACGTCGGCAACGGGCTCGCTGGCGTGGTAGCTCAGGGCTTCGCGGGTGGCGGGCCGGTCAGCGGTGGCCAGGCTGGCAAGGACTCGGTGCCCGCCATGCTCATGCCGGGCGAGTACGTGCTGAACACGGCTCAGGTGGCCCGCATGGGCGGGTTCTCTCAGATCGACAACATTGCGTCCAAGGGGATGCGCCGGTACGCCACGGGCGGCGGCGTGATCGGCAACGACGCGGTGGGCGCTGAGTTCTTCGGGGTCTCCGAGGTGCCGATCCTCGGGGCCATCGTCAACCTGATCATCCGCACCCTGCTCCAGGTGATCGGCGTGGAGATCGAGAGCCGCGACACCCTCAACGAGATGACCGACGAGTTCCGTGGATTCCGAGGTGACGCGTTCAAGGCGTTCGACGCTCAGGGCCGACTGCTCAACGACACCTCGGGCCTGATCGAGCGCACGCAGTCCAGCACCGAGACCGCCGCCGAGGAGCGCATCCGCATCCTCAAGATCGTCATCCAGGCCATCATCAAGTACATCATCGAGAAGGTCATCGTCCCGATCACCAAGGCGGTGGCGAACGCGGCCATCCAGGCGGGCGCGAGCGCGGCGGGCGCGGCGGTGAACACTCAGGCCCCCGGCGCTGGCGGCATCGTCTCCAGCCTGATCAGCTCGGCGGGCCAGGCGGGCGTCGAGATCGCCGCCGAGATCGGTACGGACTTCGCCCTGGCCATGTCCGAGCAGCTGATCAACGTGGTGGCCGAGGGCCTGCAATCAGCCGCGCCCGACCTGGTGAGCAACGTGTTCGGCGGCGGGCTGCTGGCGGGCCTGTTCGACCCGGCGGGCGGGTTCCTGACGACGTTGGTCGGCGGGCTGTTCGGCGCGTTCGCTGGCCTGTTCGGCGGGCTGTTCGGTGGCGCGTCGACCCTCATCCCCGGCATCCCGTTCGACCAGGGCGGCATGGCCACCGGCAAGGGCCTCATGCTCAAGGACGTGGACGCCGACGAGCTGGTGCTCAAGCCGGTGGAGACCGACCTGTTCACCCGGTTCGTGAAGGCCCTGGAGAACGGCGGGTTCGGCGGCGGTCGGACCAACCACGTGTCCGCACCCATTACTGTGATCGGTGGTGGCCGCGAGACCGCCGAGCAGGTCAGCGACCGACTGGTCCGCTTGATGTCGTAGGAGGCGAACGTGGCGTTCCGAGGCTACTTCGCCCTGAACGGTGTCGAGATCGCGAACTCCAGCCGGGTGGCGACCCACCTCGGCATGGACCCGCCGACCAACGACCTGGGCCTCCTCGGCCAGGCGGTGGACTGCGCGCTGACGCCCATCGCGCCGGGGCGGCTGCTGGCCGAGCTGGCCCCGAGTCAGGAGCTGATCGCGCCCGGTCGGCTGCTGGCTACGCCGCCCGACGGGTCGCGGCTCTACAGCCCGTTGCTGGCCCTGGTCGGTGACTGCTGGAGCCCCGAGAACATGTGCTTCGGGTGCCGGGGCCAGATCACCTACGACGACAGCTGGCCGGGCCTCCAGGCCATGCTGGGCGACACGATCTACCGCCCCGAGCTGGCCCCGTGGTACTCGCTCCAGGTGCCCGAGTCAGCCGAGTTCGGTGGGATCTGGGTGATGGACGTCAAGGGCCTGGACGGCGCGCCTGGTGGCCGTGAGGTCACCGAGATGGCCGGGAGCGGCGGCGCGCCTGGGCCTCACCGTGACGGCAGCCGCCGCGTCCAGTTCGACGCGCTGCTGGTGGCCTGCACGAACGCGGGCCTGACCCATGGGCTCCAGTGGCTCAAGACTCAGATCCGCGCCACGATCAACCGGCCCAACTCCACGCTCCGCTACATGGCCGCGCACCCCGGTGAGTCGGCGGCTGACCCCGAGTCGCTGATCCGCGAGCTTCACGGCGTAGTGATGACTCAGCAGCCCGAGGTGACCCAGGCGGTGAACGCCAGCCGGGGCGAGCACCAGCAAGCCACCATGTACCGCGTCCAGTGGGAGCTGACGGCCACCCGGCCCTACGCCTACGGCCCGCCGGTCACGTTGCCGGTGGAGTGGGACGAGATCGACGTGACGCCGATCAGCTGGGTCCACGCCGCCGACTGCCGCGAGACCTACAGCTGCGCGCCGATGCCCGCCCTGTTCGCCGAGGACTGCGCCATCGAGCGGATCGACGCGGTGGAGACCCCGCCGCCGACGTGCGGCGGCTGTATGCCCGTGAGCGGCATCGACACCTACGTCTACGAGGTTCCGACGTTCGACCGGCCATTCCGCACCGCCGAGACCTCGGTGACCACGCGCGTCCGCAACACCGGGGCCGACAACCTGACGCTCCAGGCGTTCTGGCGGCGCTGCAACGCTCGCGACGACTGCGATACCGACCAGTGGCCGCTCCAGGTGACCAGCCTCCCGCCGGACGCCGAGCTGATCCTGGACGGGATCACCAAGGGCTACCACGTGTACCTCGGTGGCCGGAAGCGCCGCCCCTACGGCATGGTGGCCACGCCCAAGGGCGCGCCCTGGCGACCGCCGGTCATCGACCGCTCGGACTGCTGGGAGTTCGTGGTCATCGCGCCGACCGCCGCGAGCTTCGACGTCACCCTGTCGCTCACTGACCGGGAGGCGTGATGGCGCGCGGTGACGATGAGCACCGTGTGGTCACCGAGGACCAGGTGGTCAGCATCCACACCGCTCGGGGCGTCCAGCTGCTCCAGTTCGACCCCGACGAGTACACGTCGATCACGTGGGGCCGGGTCGGGCGTGACGCGAGCCGGTTCGACCTGACCGCGCCGCCGGACTTCGACATCGACCGGTTGGCCGAGATCGAGACGTGGCGCGATTGGGCCTCGGTGTACGACGGCGACAACGGCCAGCTGCTCTGGACTGGCCCGGTGATGACCGCCAAGGACAACCGGGGCGGGCTCACGGTCAGCGCCAAGGACCACGCCGCCTACCTCAGCCGGACCCGCGCGCCGATCACCCGGCGCTGGGACGCCGCGCCCCCGGCCAGGATCGCCGGGGAGCTGTGGACCCGCATGGTCGAGGCCCAGGGGATCAACGCTCGGCCCATCGTGCGCCCTGATCCCGAGGGCAAGACCTACGACTTCCAGACGGTCGCGGACGAGCAGATGCTGGACCGGACGTTCACCGAGCTGACCGACCTCGGTCTGCGATACGCGGTGGTCAGCGGAACGCCGATCCTCGGCCCGGTGAGCCGTGAGCCGGTGGCCACGCTCAGCGAGGACGACTTCGAGGGTGATGGCATCACGTTCGTGAAGGACGGCTCGGCCACCTACAACGACGTGCTGGTGCGCGGGGCCGACAACCTGGCCCGAGCCCGCACCGACTACTACGGCCAGAACCTCCAGACCATCGTCAACCTGGACTCGATGTTCGGCGTGAGCAACGTCAAGGGCGCGGCTCAGGACTACATCCGTGAGACCGGCAAGCCGCGCGTCCGGCTGGAGCTGCCGCCGAACACCGTGCTCAAGGCCACCGCGCCGGTCAGCATCGAGGATCTGATGCCCAGCGCCCGGTTCGTGATCGAGGCGCGCGGCATCCGCCAGCTCTTTGAACTCAAGGCGGTCGACGTGGAGCGGCGTCAGGGCGCGGCGTCGGTACGGGTCACAATGGAGAGCGTGGAACCCGAGCTGGAGCTGACCGACACGAAGGCGGGGCCGTCGGTGACCCTGGGCAGCGGGGCGAGCGCCCGGTGACCGCCGCGCTACCGGGCATGGCCCCGGCCAACGACGACGAGCTGATCCGCGACATGCACCTCCGTCTCCGCAAGCTGGAGACGACGAACACGCTGCGCGTCGGCCCCTGGGTGATCAGCACCGACCCGATCAGCGGCAACCTGCGGGCCACCCGGCCCGGCCATACGGTCCTGATTGACGAGAGCGGCGCGACCGAGGAGTCCCTGGGCGCGGCGGCAACGCCCGTCGAGGTGGACCTGACCGGCTACGTGACGAACGCTCAGCTCAGCGCCGCCATCGACGGCCTGCCGGACATCCCGACGCTGCCCGACGTCCCCGGCATGATCGTGTCGGCGTTCACCGACCTCTACCACAAGCTCACCGGCATCCTGAGCAACCCGGTGGACGCGCTGGCCAGCCTGGCCAACTTCTTCCGCGTGGAGCTGGGCGGGCTGATCAGCTCGGCCCGGCTGCCGATCATCCCGCTGAGCCATATCCGCGACGTCAACCCCAACCTGCTCACGGACGGGTCGTTCGATGACGAGGCCAGCCTGGCCGGGTTCCCCGACTGGGACTACGACGAGGAGGACGGCAAGAGCCGTCCCGGCGCGGCGTACACCGTGGCCGACGGCAACACGCACATCATCCACTCCAATCCCATCGAGGTGGAGACCGGCCCCGACGGCGACAAGCTGGCCATCGAGGTGTTTACCCGGTGGCTGAGCCTGACGTCCACCGCCGGGTCGATCCAGCTGGCCGTGAGCAGCTACACCGCCGACGACCAGCGCATCGGCACCGAGCCGACCGTGCTCGCGAGCACCAGCGGCGCGGGAACCAAGGCCGGATGGGATGAGCGCCTGGCCGTGGCCGAGTGGACGCCGCCCGCCACCGCCGCCTACGTGGTCATTGAGCTGACCGTGACCGCCGGGGCCACCGCTGGCGTCGTCAAGTTCGATGACGCCTCGGTGCGCAAGGTCGGCGCGTTCCCGCAGTCGTTCGTCTCGGGCCTGGTCGGCGCGCTGACGACGGCGGCGCAGAAGCTCCAGGACATGATCAACAGCGTCTGGACCGGCATCACCCGGTCGGTGCTGGACGCGCCGAAGACCCTGGCCGAGATGTTCGACGCGCTCCAGCAGATCAACCCGCTGAACGTGCTCGGGCTCGGCGGTATGCCGAACATCTTCGAGACCATCGCGGAGACGTGGAACCAGCTGTGGGGCGGGTTCGCGCGGCAGATCGGCGTCGGCGGCAAGAGCATCGCGGACGCGGCGAACGCGGCGTCGAACATCGCCGAGACCGCCGACCAGGCGGCGCAGATCGGTGAATGGAACAACGCCATCCTCGGCATCCGCGATGCCAACGGGTTCGACTCGGGCATGGACCCGACCGTGGTCAGCATGTACCAGATCCCGTTCGCGGGCGGCGTGGGTGCTGATCCGCCCGTCGTCCCGGCCACGGCCAGCTCGGTGCCGGTGGTGTTCTGGATGGCCGAGCAGGACGACACGCGCGGCTCGGTCATGTGGTTCGGGCGCAACAACGGCACCCTGACCGCGCTGTACGTGGACGTCTACCGGGTGAACAAGACCACCAACCAGGCCCAGCTGCTGCATAGCAGCTTCGACCTCCTCCCCCAGGCGAGCACGGCCTGGAAGGTCATGCGCTACAACATGATCACGGCCAACCGCGTGCCGGTGGTCCACGGTGACGTACTCATGTTCGCCATCCGGCCCCAGGGCACCGGCACCCATGAGATCGCCGGGCACTACGCCAGCTGGCTCCCCTCCGACACCGCGATGATCCCGCGCCGACCGGCGGGCACGCGCTCGGGCGCGGCGGGGACCATCGGCCTCGGCTCGATCACCTACGCCGGGGACATCCCCTGGGTGGGCGTCGGCATCGTGGAGGGCGACATCGCGCCGCCGTTCTACGCGCCCCGCACCACCGAGTTCGCCACGCCCGGCGCAGGCCAGGTGTACGCCATCCCGACGTGGGCCAACTACGTGGACGTGGTAGGTATCAGCGCCGCTGGCGGTGGCCACGGCGGCAGCGGCGGCACCAGCCTCCACGGCCTCGCGGGCCTGCCCGGCCAGTGGTTCACCGAGACCCTGGTGCGCGGCGTCGACTTCCCGGTGAACGCGACCCAGCTCATCCTGGACATCGGCGCGGGCGGCGCGGGCGGCGGGCGCAAGGCCAACGGCCAGTCCGGCGGCGCGACCACGCGGCGTGCCATCAGCGGCGGCAAGGCGGCGCTGAGTGCCCCCGGCGGTCTGGCCCGCAACGGCTACAACACCAACGACGCCCAGGGCCGTAGTCCCAACCCGCCCAACCTGACGTACCGGGGGATCACCTACGCGGGCGGTCAGGGCGGCGTCAGCGCCTCGGCGCAGAACGGCCAGCCGGGCAGCGCGCCGGGCGGCTCGGGCGCGGGCGGCGCTGGCGGCTTCTACACGGTGGCCTGGGCCGGTGGCGCGGGTGCGCGTGGCGGGGCCTGGGTCGTCGCGCGGCAGAACAACAACTGATGGCCGGGTGGTTCGACGCGCCGCCCGCCCCGATCACGGTGGGCGCGCCCGGCTGGACTGACGATGAGCCGACTCCCGGCGTGGATCCGGTGGTGGAGGTCGGCTGGTGGGCGGTGCTGACCATCGACGCCCGCCAGACCGCCGGTCGCAGCCAGGCCATGACGCTGCGCGCGATCAAGGTCTGGGCACTGACCAACCTGGCGGCGTCGAGCGAGTCGATGACGCTGCGGAAGATCGCCATGGTGGCGCTCACCGAGACCACCGAGGCCGTCGAGTCGGCCACCCTCCAGAAGATCGCCATGCTGGCCCTCAGCCGGACAGCGCCGGGTTACCAGGCCCTCGGCCTCGTCAAGGTGATGGAAATGGCTCTGGCGACCAGCCAGGCGGGATCTAGCGAGGCCCTGGCGCTGGCGCGCATCGGCACGGTGGCGCTGACCCAGACCGCCGACACCACCGAGGCGCTGAGCCTGGAACGTCTGGTGACGCTGGCGATGACCCAGACCACCGACGCCTCCGAGGCGCTGGCCCTGGTTCGGATCTACCTGCTGGAGTTCGTCTCGGTCGGGCCGATTGTGTACGACCCGGCGGCGGGCAGCTACGTCTACCTCGGGTACGCGCTCGGCGCGATCGGTCTCAACAGCATCAGCTCCATGGCCCCGTTCTCCAGCGGCGCGGGCTCGGGCGAGACGCTGACGTTCGGCTTCCGGCCATATGCGGGCGCGACCACCATCCTCACCGCCTCGGGGAACTACACCATCCCGCGCGCCGCCGAGTGGATCGACGTCGTGGTGCTCGGCGCGGGCGAGGCCGGTACGGGCATCGTCTGGGGCAATGGCTCGGGTGGCCGGGCCGGTGAGTGGAACGCCCAACGGTACTACCGGGGATCGCAGCTGCCCTGGTCTCAGACGGTCATGCAGGCGACAATCGGCGCGGGCGGCACCGGCAACGGTGGCCCCGGCGGGCAGACCTACGTGTTCCCCGGCGCGGGCCTGGCCACGCTGCTGGCCAACGGCGGCACCGGCAACATGGGCGTGACCAACCCCGGCGGCGAGAGCCCTGGCAGCTACACGTTCAACGGCGTGACCTATGCCGGTGGCGGGGGCCAGGGCTCGCTCGGCAACGCGGGGATCGCGCCGGGCGGCGGCGGCGCTGGCGGCGGGTTCGGGGCCAGCTCGGGCGGCGCGGGAGCACGCGGCCAGGTCTGGTTCCGCGCGGGCCAGGGATAGACTCGGGCCATGGCCGTCGGACCTACCGCGTATCTGGTGAACAAGCTGCTGGATCACACCTTCCGTTCCGGCGTCACCTGGACGCCGCCCGCGACGGTGTACTTCAAGGCTCACACCGGAGACCCCGGCGCGACCGGCGCGGCTAACGCCAGCGCCCAGGCAACCCGCCTGGCGACCACCTGGGCGGCGGCGGCGTCGGGTCTGATCACCATGACCGGCACCCCCGAGCTGACCCTGAACGCGACCGAGACCATCACGCATGGCTCCCTCTGGGACGCGCCGACCGGCGGCAACTGCCTCTGGACGGCGGCGGCGTCGGTGTCCAAGGGCGGCATTTCCGGCGACATCATCCGACTCACCGGCATCACGCTCGGCATCACCGGCCTGGCGGCGTAAGGAGACCCATGACTCAGCCGACGACGGTCCAGTGGGGCGTGCGCCAGGAGGTGCCGATCATCCCCGAGGGCGAGATGCCCGAGCAGATTCCCGCGCCCGCGCCGATCAACTACGAGGGCATGACCGAGGAGCAGGTGGCCGAGGCCGAGGCCCAGCAGGCTATCGACTACGCCGCGTGGAACGCGGTCATGGCCACCTGGTACCAGGACGTGCTGGCGCTGATCGCTGAGCACGACGAGTGGTGGCAGTACACCGTGCAGGTCTACCCCGACGAGGCCACCGCCCGCCAGCAGCTGGCGCTGACCCGTGAGGCCAACCAGGGCAACGCGTTCGTCCGGTCGGTGGACCTGGTGACCGCCCCGGTGATCACCTGGACCGTGGTGGAGTGAACGGGCAGGTCTGCCTCGGGGAGCACCTGGTCACCGACTCCCAGGGGAACCTCCAGCTGGCCCCGTGGTCGGTGCCGCGCAACGTGGTCGACGTCAAGGCCCAGAGCGGCAACGACACCACGAAGCTGCTCATCACCGACACGCTGCCAGGGCGGCTGCTCATCGACCGGCTGGTGGACTACACCAACGACACGCCCATCGAGCAGGACATCCGCGTCATGGTCACTCGGCGCTGGCGGCGCTGGGTCACGTCGAACCCGAACGCCGTCCAGTTCCGTGACCGGTGGTCGTCGGCCATCACCGCCGCCGACGCGCTGGAGCCGGTCATCCCGGTGGAGCCGACCGTGGCCAGCCTGTTCAACGGCCAGGTGGGCAGCGCCGGGGACATGCAGAGCAACACCGTGGCCGAGCCGAACCCCGGCCTGTTCCATCACTGGTGGGGTACCGGCGTGGCCGAGGAGTGGCTGGGACCACTCAAGCCCGGCGCAACGATCAGGGTCTGGTACCGCCAATACTGCTGGACGCCTGGGCCTTTCAGCGACAACGCGAACAAGAACGCGCCCCGCCACGAAGCGGAGGCCGGATGGGCGCGGATCCAGCTCCAGACGTTCCCGCGCGCCGGAAGGCTGGTGACCGGGTGAGCCTCAAGATCCAGACCTCGGAGTACCTGATCAGCGACAGCCGGGGCCTCGGCATCGCTGACACGTGGCGTCCGCGCAAGCTCACCGAGGCGTTCCTGGAGAGCACCAAGGACGGGCCGATCAAGCTCAGCCCCGACCCGGTGACCATGATCGACGGCGACCTGACCTGGTTCAACAACAGCCGAGATCGCCAGCGCGTGGCCATCGTGGTGAACCGCGCGCCGCGCTCGGTCATCGTCCAGTCTCCCAGCACCGTGGTCATCCACGATGCGGTCAGCTGGATGATCGGTGAGGAGCCCGAGGCCGACTACCCGAGCGTGGCCATGGACACGTTCGGCGGGCGGATGCAGATCGACCGCTCCAGCGTCGACCGCAACGCCATCCAGTTCGGTCGGTTCTTCCTCGACGGCGAGGGCAGCCAGACGGTCATCGACATTGGCCTGGTCCAGCCCATGCACAGCTTCCACTTCCGCTACATCGCCAGCGTCCAGACCCCCGGCACCTGGGTCACGCCCGGCCCCGACGCCGACGTGGAGCCGCGCTGGGAGGCCTACGCTCGGTGGACGCGCCTGGTGGCGCTCGGCTCACCGATGGGATCGCTATGACCGCGCCGCTCCAGGCCCCGATTGACGAGAACCACTTCCAGGTAATTGACGGCGTGGTCACGCCTCAGCCGTGGATGCAGTGGCGCAACGTCGGCGGCATCAAGGCCCCGAGCCGGTCGGCTCAGTACGGCGTCACCCTGACCTCGGGCGCGAGCGGCGCAGGCGTGTTCGGAACCCTCGGCACCCTGTTCGGCTCACTGTTCTCCAGCCTGGCCACGGTGTTCGGGGCCAGCTCGATCCTGGCCGGGCTCGCGCCGTCGGTGAGCGCCGCCGGTAACAAGAACCAGCTGATCCACAAGCTCCAGCGGTCGTGGACGAACAACAGCCCCGTCGACCAGTGGGTCTACGGGATGATCACGCGCGGCGGCTGCCGGGTGAGCCTCCAGGCCCGGTCGCGCGGTGGCCTGGTGGTGCGCTCGGGCCAGGCCATGCAGGCCGTCATCCTGAACGACAGCTTCGATGATCCAAGCCAGTGGCCCCTCACGACCGGCGCGTCCATCGGCGCGTTCGGTGATGACGGCAAGACCCTCCTGCTGGCGGGCGGCAACGCGATCTCGTTCACCCGTCAAGGGATCTTCCCCGTCACGCCCGGCGAGACGGTCGTGCTCAGCACCCGAGCCCGGCGCGACAGCGCCTACAACGGAAACGACGTCACCGCCACCACGGGCTACCTCGTCGTACGGAACCAGGCCAACACCAGCTCCCCGTTCGGCGGCGACTCGACCTTGAAGTTCCCGCTGGCGGCTCTCCCGGCTAACGGCACCTGGTACACCCTGACCAAGACGTTCGTCGTTCCGGCGGGCGTGACCGGCCTCCGCGTGGCCGTCGGCGGCAATCACACCGCCGGGGCGCTGAGGCTGGATGACGTCAAGATCACTCGGGGAACCCTGGAGCCGGTGCTGGTCGACGCCAGCATGTTCGGCATCGGCGGTGACATCGGGCGCGGCGGCACCCTGGCCATCGGCACCGAGTTCGGCGTGATGGAGCAGCGGATGAACAGCGTCACGTTCCCGCTCGCGCCCGAGCGCGTCGGCTGGACGCTGGTCCCGCCGGGCGGCACGTTCGTCGGCGCGGTGGAGCTGCGGTTCATCAGCGAGTTCTGGGAGAACACCAGCATCGACGGCGGCGACTCGGGCACGGAGTCCAGCTTCGACTCGGGCGAGACCCGGTTGGACCTGTTCGCGGTGCCCGTACTCTGAGACTGACCAACGGCTTCGGGAGCTGACTTGTACGATCCACCTGCTGGCTACGACGACTGCGAATCAGACGCCGAGGACCATCCGACGCCGCCCGGCCACCCGTACCGGGAGCTGGCGGTCGACGGGATCGGCATGACGCTCCACGCCCGCAAGCCTCTGCCGAACGCCATCCCGGCGCTGGCCGGGGCGGCGAACAGCAAGGTCGGGCCTCAGATGAGGATTGACCAGCTCGACATCTTCGTCCAGAACCACCTGGCCGAAGGCGAGTTCGAGCAGCTGCTGGCCAAGATGATGGACCCCGACGGGGACATGCCGCCGGACACCATGCTGAGGGTGAGCCGGGCGATTGCAACGGCGGGTACCGCCCGCCCTACACGGCGGTCATCTACCTCGCGTTGATGACCGCTCACAACTGGCGGGCCGTCCGCGCCCGGTACGCGGACAAGGGGATCGCTGACCCCATGGGCCAGGTGACCACGATGCACGCGGTGCTCGACGTCATGGAGCAGATCGGCGCGGAGTCCAGCACCAACGGGGCCAAGACCGCCGCCGAGGCGAAGTCCGAGATCACGCGGTACTTCGACAAGCTCTACAAGCCGGACATCACCGCCCGAGTGATCGACGGCGACGGGTACATGCCGCCGCCTCCTGGGTTCTCCGAGGAGGAGATGGAGGCCAGCTTCGATGCGTTCCTCGGCCAGGGTCTGACCTAGCTGAGCTACCCTGATCAGCATGGCCATTGTCAACGTGCTGATGGACACCGCCGCCGAGCGTGGGTCCAAGTTCGATGACGAGACCCGCGCCGAGATCGAGTTCCTGAGCCCCGACCTTGAGGCCGGACAGGTCGGTGAGGTGGAGCTGGGCGCTCAGGCGGTCTCCAGGGCGAAGATCAAGCTCGGGGCGGTGGACTCACCCCAGATCGCCGAGAACGGCGTGCAGGCGGTCAACGTGGCCCCGCTGGCGGTGGGCACAGCCGCGCTCCAGCCCGACTCGGTGACCGGTGAGAAGGCCGGGCCGGGCGTGGTCAGCGCCGTGGACGCCTCGGGCGCGTACATCGAGAGCAAGGAGTGGCACGGGACCGCCACCGAGTTCCAGCAGATCACTCAGCCCGACCCGAACACCAACTACTACGTCCGGTGAGCCTGTACCGAGGCGGGACCGCCATCAGCCAGCTCTACCGGGGCGGGACACCCATCAGCGCCGTGTACCGGGGCTCGACGCTGGTCTGGACGCGCTCGGCCATCCGCGACGACTTCAACGTGGACGGCTGGCTCACCGGCTGGATCAACGAGCTGTGGAACGGTGACCTCGGCGTCCTGTTCTCTGACGGGCTCGGGCGGCTGGTCGACGGCCTCGGCAACTTCGTGGGCCAGACCGTGGCGTTCGTGGAGAGCGGCGTCAACGGCCTGGGCAAGCTGGTGGCCAACACCGGGCAGGGCCTGGTGGACGCCTACTGCGGGGCGTGGGGCGGCACCGCCGCGCCCGATGGCCTGGTCGGCATGGTCAACGACATCCCCATCATCGGCCCCGGCCTGGCCGACTGGCTGGAGGGTGACCTGGACATCCAGAAGCTCGTCGGCCAGATTCCGATTATCGGCCAGCTCGGCCAGATGATCGGCCTTATCCCCGACGCCATCACCGGCCTGCTGCGCGACCCCATCAACTGGATCGTGAACGCCGTCGGTGACGTGATCGGCACGCTGACGTGCGGGGCCTTCCACCCGACCGCCGAGACCGAGGAGGCGGTGGGCTACGTCATCGGCAAGAGCGGCGGCATGGCCCGGCTGCTGGTGCCCGACGGCCTCCTGAGCCTGAACGCTCAGACCAGCCGGATGCGCTTCCCGACCCAGCACCCCACGGATGACGGCTGGCTGGACATCCGCGTCGGCCAGATGGGCAGCCCCGGCTACAGCACCCAGGTGTTCCGCCGCTACCAGAACAGCGGCGCGGCGCAGACCGGCGTCGGTCTCGACCTCAGGGACAACCGGGTCGGCATCGTCCGGCGTACCGGCGGCGCGAACACCATCGTCAAGCCCGGCCTGACCGAGTTCGGCCCCGGCACGCGGCTGCGGCTCCACCAGGCGGGCAACGTCCACACCCTGTACCGAGACGGCATCCCCGTCGGTGACCCCTGGAACGACGCGACCGGCACCGCCGCCAGGGGCAGCAGTAACCGGTCGGTCGCGATGGTGATGTCGGGGTCGAAGGAACTGTTCGGCGTGCGGCGGTTCAGCCCATCGCTGGACTACATCGAGGCCGCGTAGGCTCAGCGCCCGCCCCACCAGCCTCGGCCTGGGCGCTCAGCGTGCCAGGCGTCGATGGTGGCGGGGAGCCAGCCGACCGTCCCGCCGATACGGGCGTCAGGCTCGGGCAGCGGAACCTTGTTCAGCGACCGGACAGACTTCATCCCCAGGCGCTCGGCCACCTCGGTCTTGCTGAGGTACACGGCCATGGTGGCGCTCATCGCGGGCTCCTGATGTCGGTGGGGTTCTGCTTGGACGTGAGCGTAACGCGCGGCTGATCCTCAGCCGTCAGGGCGAACATCGCCGCGCGCCCGGCCACGTTGCGCTCCCACTCCCAGCGCGGATCGGTGTCGATCAGGATGGTGACGCCACCGGCCTTGCGGGCCTGATCCACCAGGGCGTCGGCGGTGGCGTCGAACAGGTCCACCAGCTCGGTCACCTTGGTCAGGAACCCGACGGGGCACATGTTGCGCCCGTTCTCGATGCGCTGGTAGTCGCGCCGGTCGAACTCCAGCCGCGCCGCCATGGCGCGCTGACTGATGCCCATGTAGGTCCGGTGGGCGTAGATCAGCTCACCGAGGCCGTAGCACCGCTCGGTGGGCTGGACGGGTGCCGAGCGCGCCGGGGCGGCGTCGGCGGCAGTAATGGTCATCTGCGTGCCTTTCGTGGTGGTGGCCCCGGCTCGGGTGAGCCGGGGCCGTCGGGGCGGCTGGTGGTTACCAGCCCGCCTTGGACGCGCACTTGGGTCCGATCCCCCGAGCGCGGCTCTCGTCGTTGGTGAGGGTGCGCCCGCACAGGCCGCACTCACCGATGTGGTGGCCGTAGGCCGCGCTGGCAGCCTCAGCGCCGACCGCCGCGATCTTGCGGAGGATGGCGTCACCAGCGGCGCGGCTCAGCCGCTGCTCCTCGTCGGACTGCATCAGCTTGACGAACACGAACCCGGCCCACTTGCCCGAGTCGGGCCGGTCGACCTTGTAGAAGGCCAGCTCGTTGGTCGCGCCCGCCTCGGTGGCCACCGCGTACCGACCGGCGGGCACCACCTCGGCGCTCGGGCGGTCACCCGTGACGGGCAGCTCAGCGTCGGCCTTGGGCGCGCCCGGCGTCAGGTCGAACAGCCACGTGATCAGCTTGGACGCGCCCTCCTTGGTGAGCGGCGCGTACAGCCAGCGGTCCTCGGCGCGGAGACCGCCGTTGGCCTCGTTGAGGTGGGCCAGGATGGCGTTCACGCGGTCACCGACCGGCGCGCCGCGCCCGACGGCGTTATGGATGGCGCGGCTGACCTCGGCGGGCGTGGCGTCGGCCATCGGGGCCAGCGCCCAGCTGATCACCAGGTTGAGCACGGTGCAACGCTGGATGTACTTGTCGGCGTCGGTGGCGTCACGCCAGTAGCCGCGCTCCAGGGCCGGAACGATGGCCCGCTGGATCTGGGCGTCGGTGGCCGGGCGCACGTCGGCGGCAGCGGCGGTGGTCTTGAACGGTGAACCCATGGTCTTGGCCTCTCAGTCTCGGCGGGCCGGTCCCGCCTTGATGAGATCAGACTAACCCGAGTCAGTCGGGTATGTCAACTGTTCACCCCGACGGTCTACGCTCGGGTATGTGGCTTTGGGAATGACTTTGGAGAACGGGTGGCCTGAGTGCGACCTGTCCGACACTGAGCGCCTGACGATCCCCGGCACCGCGCTGAGCCTGCCGATCCGCAAGGGCCAGCCGCACGCGATCCTGCAAGCGTTCTTCCGTGACGTCAACGAGTTCATCGAGCCGGTGATGAACGCCCGAGGGCTGAGTGACGAGGGCAGCTGGACCGAGAACAACTCGGTCTACACGTCGAACCACAAGGGCGCGACCGCCGTCGACTGGAACTGGTCCGATCACCCGGTCAAGATCCGCGACGCGGGCTGGGACGGCTCGGTGCTCATCAACGGCTCCCAGGTGCCCGCCATGCGCGAGCTGCTGGCGTGGTACGAGGGCATGGTCTTCTGGGGCAACGACTGGAACTCGTTCATCGACTCGATGCACTTCCAGATGGGCTACAACACGTTTGGCGCTCAGAACTTCGACCGGGTGCATTCGTTCATCCAGCGGAAGATCCGCGCCGACGGGTTCTCCACGTACCGACGTGGCGGCACCCCGCGCGGCGGCGGCTTCGCCGAGGTGCCCGCTGCCCCGCTCCACCCGATCAAGCCGACCTCGGGCCTCACCCCCGAGGTGCTGTGGAGGATCGCCGGGGGCGCGGCGTCGAAGCTGTCCGTCGGCCACTTCGAGCGGTGGTTCGATGAGCTGGTCGAGTGCCAGGCGGCGTGCGGCGTGCTGGGCAACATCGACCGCTCGGCCATGTGGTACTCCCAGGTGTTCCCCGAGTCGGGCAACCTGGTCTACACCGAGGAGATCGCTAGCGGCGCGGCCTACGAGGGCCGGTGCGAGGGCCTGGGCAACTGCCAGCCCGGCGACGGTGTGAGGTTCAAGGGCCGGTCGTTTATGCAGGTCACGGGCCGATCCAACTACACGAAGATGTCCGGCTGGGCTCACGGCAAGGGCTACGTGCCGACGCCCGACTACTTCGTGGTCCACCCCGATCAGCTCGATGACGAGCGGTTCGCGTTCCTCGGCGTCACCTGGTACTGGACCACTCAGCGCCCGATGAACGACGCCGCCGACGCCCGCAACCTGGAGCTGGCCACGCGCTACGTGAACGGCGGGCTGACCAACCTGGAGGGCCGTCGGGCCGTCTACAACCGCGCTCTCGCTGAGAACGCGAACCTGCTGCTCACCAACCCTGTCGAACCCTGGGAGGAACTTATGGCCACCGCCGTTCCGTCGCTGTCCATCTACGCGAACCCCGGCGAGCCGGACGTGCCGCTGGCGGTGATGCTGGCCGCGCTGGACGCTCACGGCCCGCATGAGCCCTACGTCGAGCGCCAGGCCATCGAGTTCGGTGACGCCGACTCCATCCGCCGCATCGCCCGCACGGCCAACGGTCAGGGCAAGGTGAAGACCCCGGCGGCTATCAAGCAGGCCACCGACGCCTTCCGCCTGATCCCCGCCGAGTTCATCCGCGCCGCCATCCCCGCCTAAGGAGACCCATGTCTGACCAGACCCTGTACGTGAACCCCGACGGCACGACCGCTCGGGTGAGCCCCAACTTCGTCCCCGGTGGCCCCGCCGACCCGAAGGCCCCGCTGATCCAGAAGTTCTACGCGGGCCTCACCGCCGTGGCGGGCCTCGTCGGCCTGGCCTCGGCGCTCGGCATGATCACCGGGGAGCAGGCCGCGAGCCTGGGCCAGGTGTCCACCACCGGCACCGCGTTCGTGGCGGCGGTCGGCACGGCGGTGGCGGCGTTCCGCACCAAGAAGCAGATCGACAACGGCACGTTCACCCAGGCCCCGCCCGCCCGTGAGCTGCCGGTGGTACCTGCTCTGGAACAGCTCAAGATCATCCGCGACGTGGCCGATCAAGAGCTGAACCGGGGCGTCGACCGGGCCAAGGACGCCGCCGACGTGATCGGCGGGGTGCTCGGGGCCATCCCGGTGATCGGCAAGCCGCTGGCCGGGGCCGTCGACACCTTCGAGGACGTCACCGACTATCTCGGGGCGTTCCGGCGGTGAGCCTGGCCCTGGGCTCGTCGGGGCTGATGCCCGCCGCCTGGGCGGCGATGATGCGCCTCAGGTTCCCCGGCTACGCGCTGGGCCGTGACGGCAAGCCGCTCGGCGTCGATGGCTACTTCGGCTACGACGAGGAGGGCGTGCAGGCCCAGTACCAGTCGCGCACGGGTCAGGATCCAACGGGCCGGGTGAGTGACCACGACCTCCACCAGCTCGGGCTGCTGCCCACGCTGATCAGCACGCACGGCTCGGGCCAGCCTGACCCGTTCGGGATCGGCTACCCCGCCGACGTGGCGCGGCGTCTGCTGCACCTGTACTGGTGGCAGCCGACCGGCAACTACCCGGCCACCTCGGTGCCGATGAACAAGAGCGCCGACCAGGGCACCGCCGAGATCATGCGGTTCCTGGCCGACCCGTTCATCGTTCCGAGCGCGGCGGCGTTCGTGGACTACAGCCAGGGCTCGATCTGCGGTGGCCGGGCGCGCAACGCCATCCGCGCCGGGAAGGTCCGCCCCGAGGTCAAGCTGCTCGGCGGCGTGACGTTTGGCAACCCCATGCGCCCCGCTGGCGCGTACGCGGGCAACGTCGACCCCGGCGGCTCGGGCCTGGACCCGACGCTGGAGACGGCCAGTGAGCCCGGCATGTTGCACCTGGCCGACCCCGGCGACATCTACACCTCCTGGGAGGACGACGGGTCCAAGGAGATGGCTCGGGCGGTGTTCAACGGGGTGTTCATGCGGTTTACCGGGCGCGACTCCATCCTGGAGCAGCTGGGTGAGCTGCTGAGCGGCAACCCGTTTGAGATCCTGTGGGCCGGGCGGGCCATCCTGCGCGGCGGCATGTTCGTCATCAAGGGCACCGGGCCTCACGTCCAGTACCACCGGAACCAGTGCCCCGGCACCGGCCAGACCTACTACGAGCACGGCATCACCCACCTGGAGCGCCTGGCGACCACTCGGCTGGAGTCGATTGTGGCGCGGGGCAAGGCGGCGTAATCTGGGCGGCGTCGGTCTTGGTTGTGGTGGCCAAAACGAACAACGGCCCCGGTGAGTGATCACCGGGGCCGTTGCCGTTGTGGGTGCTACGCCCGAGCGCGAGCCGCTTCCAGGCCCCGGTTGTAGACCTCGATGTCGTCCTCCTCCAGCGCCTTGAGGATGTACGGGGCCGACTGACCGGGCTTCTTGTTGCCCTTGACGATCCACCCGCGCTTCCAGGTGATCCCCTTCTCCAGCGCGCCCTTGGCCTCACGGATCAGCGGCGCGTTGAACAGCAGAACGTCCTCCAGCTTCTCGCCCAGCTCGTAGGCCTCGAAGGTCTGGATGTCGCCGTCCTTGTCGAGAATCTGGATCAGACCCTCGTCGTTCAGCGTGGCCGTCTGGCCGTTGACCGCGCCCGGCTCGGGCACGGTCAGCGGGATGATGTCGCAGCGGGCGAACGGGCTCGGCTTCCCGTCCTCGCGCTTGACCGAGGTGGACATCTCCCCGGTCTCCTTGGCGTGCATGAGGATCATCTGACCCAGGAACGCCGAGGACTTGAGGCCCGAGATACCGGTGGCATCCTGGACGTTGCCGAACGGGTCGGCCTTGGCCCCGGTGGACTTGGGCGCGCCGTCACCCTTGGTCTCGGGCGCGGGCAGGCCGGGGGCCTCAGCCGCCGGGGCGGCGGCGGCGGGGGCGGTAGCGGTGGAGCCGGACTTCTTGTCGAACGGGCTGGGCACTTTGTTACTCCTGGTGTTGGTGTTGTTGCTGAGGTTGGGTTACGACAGCAGCCCGGCGACGACGCCGCCGAACTCGTCCAGGTCGTCATTCCAGACGTCCTGGTACGTCTCATAGACCGCCTGACCTTCGTCGGCGGTGGTGATGGCGCTCAGCGCGATGCGCGCCTCGGCCTGGCGAACGGCCTCCTTGCTCGGGGTCGGGATGGCGTGGCGGGGGACCACCTTCGGGGCCTCCTTGCGCCGGGCGCGGGCAGACAGGCTCTCCACCAGCACCTCACCCGCCCACCACATGTCGATCGTGATGGCAGCGGCCTTGGCCGGGTCGTTGCTCGGCACGTGGAGCAGGATGGCGAAGTCGTGCCGGATCTCGGGCATGGGCTCCCAGCCCTTCCCGTCCGTGGTCAGCATCTTGGTGGCCCACCCGTACACGCCACCGATCTGGACGCCGTAGGTGAGCCAGCTGTAGTCCAGGCCCTTGCTGGTCTTGACGTCACCCAGGACCAGCTCGCCCGTGGTGATCACGCGGAAAATGCAGTCCAGCTTGCCCGCCACGGTCTCCTCGCCCTGGTCGTTGAGGACGGTGCGCTCCACGTACTCGGGCAGCATGATCAGGCCCCGGTGAGCGATGACCCGGTGGGCGTGCTTGACGTGCGGCAGCACCACCTCGGGCACGTCCTTCATCAGCACCAGGCCCTGGGCCAGCGCCTCCAGCCAGGCGTGAGCGCACTCGCCCAGCTCGCGGGCCTCAGCGCCGCCCATCACGTTGTCGATCATCTCCAGCACGCCGTCGATGGCGTAGGCCTTGCCGGACTTCATGGCGTCATCGAGCGCGCCGAGGGCGTCGGCGGCGGTGGTCGGCCCGGTCGGGTCGGTGTAGATCACCGTGGCCGGGTCCATCCGGCTGAGCTGGAGTACCTGCATGGCGCGCTCGCGGATCTTCCACTTGGTGAGGTTGCTCTGCTCCTCCAGCGTCTTGGCGATGGTGGTGGCGCGCGGGTAGATGGTCGGCCTGCCGGTCTCGGGGTTCGGCAGCTTGTACCAGCCCCATTGGCCGAACTCACTGGCGGCGCGCGGCGACTCGGGCGGCAGCGGGTAGTGCATGTACTGGGTCACGCGGACAGGCGCGACCGGCTCGAAATTCTCGTCCAAGCCATCAGGCTGCTTACGTCGGGCCACGGTGATCTCCTCAGGGTTGTGTGGTGGCGGTTCGGGGGCGGCTGAGAACGTCACAGAGACGATCTCGGGCATGGTGACCCCGGCGGGGGCGGTTTCGTCGGCCAGCGTGGCGCACAGCGGCTCAGGCGCGCCCTCCGCGCGGTAGTCAGGGTGGGCGAGAGCCAGGTTGTCGGTCCAGCCGTCACCGAGCCGCCCGTTCCGGCCTTCGTGGGCGTCGAACGCGCGGTAGTAGGTCCGACCGTCGGGCTGGCGGCGGGCCGGGAACGCCTCGGCCACGTTGAATCGCTCGGTCATCGGGCGCTCATCGCGATCTCGATGTGCCACTGGCCGGGCGTGCCGAAGTGCTTGGTCCCGAGGCACCAGGACACGCGGTCGATCAGCCACGGGAGGCTGTCGTCCTCGTTCTTGGTCGTGCCGTAGTGGAGCGTCTGGCCCGCGACCGGGGCGGCGGGGAACCAGCCCAGGTCGTGCGTCATGTTGTCGGCGGCGTCCCCGCGCTTGTACGTGGTGGCGTACACCCTCACCTGAGCCATCAGCCGAGGTACCGATCCAGGACGCGGCTGGTGATCTTGACGCTGATCTCGTCGGACAGCTCGGCCTTGGTCATGTCCTCGGCCAGCGGGATGCCGAGGGTGCGGGCGTAGTTGATCTGAGGCTCAGACGGCTTCTGCTTGCGCCGCCAGCTCGCGCCCTTCTCGGGGAGCTGCTGGTCGGACTCCAGGATCCAGGTCTCCGCGCCGTCGATGGCCTGGACCAGGCTCACGTAGTCCTCGTTGTCGGTCTGGTACCGGCCCGAGCCGGTCACGCTGATCACGCGGTACGGGGCGCGCGTGGTGGCCTGACCGATGGCCCAGCGCACCGACTCGGCCTCACCGACCGGCGGCATCACGCCGTCCTCGGGCCACAGGAACACCACGGAGTTGTTCATCAGCGGGATGAACGGCACGCGCCCGGTGGTCTCCATCCATAGGTTGTCCGAGCTGGCCAGCAGGTCGATGCTCATCAGCTCGACCGGCCCCTGGCGCACCTGCTTGATGGCCTCCTCACCGCCGCCGAGGCCGTCGTCCAGCGGGATGTCAGCGCAGGCGTAGCACTCGGCCTGGCCCATCAGCAGCGCGCCGCAGTTCGGGCACAGGGTGTTCCCGTCCTCGTCCACCTCCTTGGCGTCGACACCGGGCAGCAGCTGAGTCAGGCTGACGAGCTTCATGTGGCGCGCCGACCCGGCCAGGTCCAGCACCAGGGCGTCGGTCTTGCCGGGGTGGAGGCGCAGCGCCCGGCCCACCATCTGGCTGTAGAGGTTCTTGGAGCGCGTCGGGCGGGCCAGGACCACCGTGTCGCACATGGGGAAGTCAGCGCCCTCGGTGAGCACCTGGACGGTCACCAGCGCGCGGGCCTCACCCGAGCGGAACCGGGCGTACACCGGCTGGCGCTCGGCATAGGGCATGGCCCCAGTCACGGCCTCGGCGCGGTACCCGGCGGCGGTGAGGCTGTCCGCGATGTGGTGGGCGGCGTCGACCGAGGCGGCGAAGATGATCGGCTGGCGGTCCTCGGCGTGGAGCTGGATGGCGTCGACCACGTACTGAGTGGCGGCTTCCATCACCTCGGCCAGCTCGGCCTGGTGGAAGTCACCGGCCACGTTCCGCACGTCATCGAGCTTGTCCAGGCCCTTGATCTTCACGGTGAGCCCGTGAGGCTTGACGAGGAACCCCATCTTGATCGCCCAGGCGATGTCCTTCTCGTAGCTCACCTTCTCGATCACGTCACCGAGGCCGATCACGCCACGCCCGTCGCGGTACATGGTGGCGGTGAACCCGGCCATCAGCGCGCGGTCGTACCCGCCCAGCTCGGTGAACGTGGTGTGGAACCCCTCGGCCCCGGCGTGGTGTACCTCGTCCCAGAGGATGACCTGACGCTCGCCCAGGGCCTGGCGGCGGTGGGCCGTGGCCAACGTCTGGAGCGTGGCGAACACCATGTCCGCGTGGCTGTCGTCAACCTCGGAGCGGACGATGCCGGTGCGGTCGGCGTACTGAGGGGCTACGGCGATGAAGTCGCGGCGCATCTGGTCAAGCAGCTCACCCCGGTGGGCGAGGGCGACGGCGCGCTGGCCACGGTCGAGGGCGCGGCGCGCCAGCTCACCGATGACGGTGGATTTACCTGAGCCGGTGGGGAGAACGACACCGCACCGGGTCTTGCCGTTGGACCAGTCTTTCTCGACTGCATCGGCGGCGGCGGTCTGGTAGGGCCTCAGCGCCCGAGGGGCGGGGAGCGTGGATGTCATGTGGTGGGCCTTAGCTGGTGTGGAGGTGGAGGTGGAGGCGGGAGCGGAGGCTGGTGTAGGTGGTGGTCGGGTCCGATGACGCTGGGTGTTGTCACCGGACCCGACCACCTGACACTAGCCCGAGTCAGTCGGGTATGTCAAGGCCAGCGTCGAGTGACGCAGACCTGCATCTCGTTGCGCCTGGCCGAGCGGTAGGCCCGCCAGACCTCGCGCACCGAGTTGCCCTCGTAGAGCAGCTGGTCGTGGTAGCCGTCGGGCGTCATGTCCCGACCCTCCACGCGCCAGCGCGCGACCTTGCTCACTCGTCCACCACCGGGGAGTGCAGCGCCGCCAGGCGGAACAGCAGCTCCAGGTCGGTGTAGCCGAACAGCTTGAGCTGGTTCGCGGTGATCGTCGGCTCGGTGTGAGCGCCCAGCATCTTGATCAGGCCCTCGTAGCTGGCCCGCTTGGTCGGGTGGAGCCAGCCGGTCGGCTTCTGGACGTTGTTCGCGATGTCGCGGTCACTGACGCCGCCCGAGTACAGGTTGCTCAGATAGTCCTCACCAGCCGCCTTGCGGAACCGCTGGGCGTCGGCGCGGGTCGGCTGGCGCTTGGCCTTGAGCAGGGCGCTCAGCTCGTCACGGAGCGCCTTGATCTGACCGAGGCGGTCCTGCTCGGCCAGCTTCTCGGCCCGGTAGGCCTCGGCGTCGGCCTGGTAGAGCGCGTCGGCCTTGCGGTGGCCCTCCAGCGCCTCCTTCGCGGCGGCGATGAGGGAGCTGGTCTGGAACGTGATGGACATGGATCTCCTTGGTGTTGTGGTGGCTGACGCCGAACTAGTCGGCGTCGTTGATCTCGGCGGCGGCAGCCGCCCGAGCCTGCTCCCGAGTGTTGGTGCTCGGGATGTACCTGGAGCCGGACGCGGTGCCGGTCAGGGTCTCGATCAGCGAGTAGCGGAGGCCACGGTCGACGGCCTCAGCGATGCGCTGCTTCCAGTAGGCGGTGGTGTCGTTGCGCGAGCGGGCGTACCCGTCGGGCTGGACAGCCGCCACGATCTCCGTGCGCGTGGCACCCTGCTGGGTCAGCCGGTCCACGTAGTCGCGGATGCGGATGGCCGTCTCCACGATGGGCTCGGGCAGCGGTCGGGCCAGCACGGGCTCCCCCTCCATCGGGTCGACGGTCCCGTTGGGGCCGGTGATCAGCGGGGCGGTGATGCCCTCGCCCAGGTCGTGGCTGACCATCAGCAGCGGGATGGCGTTCTCCAGCTGCTCGGCGTTCTTCTGCTTGGTGGTCATCACCTCGATGGGCTTGCCCGGCAGCCGCCCGTTGGCGTCGGCCACCTGGCTGGTATCCCACCGGGCGTCGCGGACCAGCAGCTCGGAGTCGAGCGCGCCGTTCAGCGCCGACGACCCGCGCCCGGTGCTCGGGTCGGCCTTGCCGGTGTGGTGGACCACGCACACCCCGGCGTTCGTCAGCTCCTTGAGCTTGTCGAACCGCCTGACCGCCTTGCCGACGTCGGTCGCGCTGTTCTCCTCCAGCCCCGCCGACATGCGGGCGAACGTGTCGAAGATGACCAGACCGATCCCGCGCCGGGCGATGTACGCGGCGACCTCACCCCAGGCCTCGTTCTGAGCCGCCACCAGGATGATCCCGTTGCCGAGCAGCAGGTCCGAGCCCAGGTCCATGTCGTGGGCGTCCTCCCAGGCCCTGATGCGCTGGACCGCGCCGCTCAGGCCCTCACCGGGGAGGTACAGGACCGGAGTCTTGAACGTGCGCAGGCCCTGCCACCGCTTCCCGGTGGCGATGTGACAGGCCATGTCCAGAGCGACCGTCGACTTCCCCATGCCGGGCGGGCCGATGATGCTGGTGAGCCCGCCGTGCTCCAGCAGGCCGTCGATGATGAACTCGGGCGGCGGCATGTCCCGCCAGTGGGAGAACGGCGCGATGCGCGGCACCCCGGTGTGCGCCGAGTCGAACACGTCGGGGTCGGGATCGTCCACGTGATCGGGGTACGGGGTCTCGGCCTTGGGCCGGGCCGACCCGAAGTCAGCCGGGAGGTCGCCGGGATCAGCGGGCAGCGGGAGCGGCGTCGGCAGGTCGTCCTTGAACGTCTCGGCCTCACCGATCTGGGCGTCCGGCAGCGGGGTGCTGGTGCCGCGCTGAGCCGGGTCAGGCGCGTCGATGGGATGGTCAGCCGAGGGGTCCGCGCCGCCGCCGTGGTGGTACCAGACGCCGCCCGACTCGAAGGCGTCATCCATGGTGATGGTGTCCCCGCACTGGCAGACCACCGTGACCGGATCGTCGTCGGCCAGACCCTCGTTCCGCTCCTGCTGCTCACGGATGGCCAGCTCGGACTCGTCGGGCTCAGGCAGGGTGAAATCACCATCGCCGGTCATCCCGAGGTCGCGATCCGGCCCCTTGACGTCCAGGCCCGGCTCCACGCTCAGGTCGGGCGTGACCTCCAGTGCGTCCATGGCCGCGCCGACCTTGCCGCCGAAGCTGACCAGCGCCACGGCCTGGAGCTTGGAGAACGTCGGCGTCCAGCCCGGCTCACCCATGTGGTCGGTGAACGGGGCGGCGTCGTGGTCGGTCCAGAGGTGGAGCGGCGCGTTCGTCTCGGTGTACCGGCCAGCGGTGCAGCCCGCGTCGTGAGCGGTGGCCGACTTCGGGGAGGCGTGGACGCCGGGCGCGGTCCACACGGCACAGCCGCAGGAGTCGGCCCGAGGCGCGGGGGTCCAGCCCAGGGGCTCCAGGATCGACGCCCAGCTGACCTTCTCGGCCCATGCGTCGATCTGGCTGGCCAGCTCGGCGTTATCGGTGCGGTGGCCCTCGGCCCGCTGGACGCGGTACTCCCCGGCCTTGACGATGGCCTCAGCCAGCCAGTCCGGCAGCTCGTAGACGTGGCCCAGCTGCTCGTATGCGCCCTCGGGCCTGGTCGACGGCGGGATCAGCACGTACCGGCGGTCCCAGAGCACCGCGAACCCGTTGTCGCCGCCCCAGGTCATCGCGCCGATGTGACGCGGCAGCACGGGCATCAGCTCATCGGGCACCGTGAACCAGAAGTGACCGCCGTCGGAGTGAGCCCAGGTCTCGGGGTCGTCGGGGTCGCCGTCGGCCACCTGGCCGGGAGTGAGCACGGTCGGGGCGGGGCGCTGATCCTCGGGGATCTCGGCCACCTCGAACCAGCGGTCCACCTGGGCGGCGGTGTCACAGTCGACCACCACGACGCCCGAGCCGCCGACCTCCACGGCCAGGTTGACGCCGACCGGCTCGACCATGACGATCTCGCCCGCGTCCTCGCGCTTCTTGGCCCAGGTCACCTCCTGGCCGTAGGTGCCGTCGGGCAGCACCTCGGCCCAGGTGGAGAACTGCTGGACGTAGGCCTTGAGGTAGCGGTCCAGCGTGGCCTTGTCCGAGGTGGCCAGCGCCAGCCCGGCGGGCGACTTGACCGTGGCCCAGTCACGCCGACCGGCCTGCTGAGCGGCCTCCTGCGCGGCCTTGTCGTCGGAGCGGCGCTTGGCCGAGGTCCGCATGTCGGCGGGCACCTTGGAGTTCGGATAGATGAACAGGATGTTCAGCCCGAGGTCGGCAGCCTGGCGGATGAACGCCCGCACGGCGGCGTGGTCGGTGTTGTCGATGCCAGCGCCGAGAACGGCTTCCAGCGGTTTGCTTCCGAGCATGAGTCAGTGAGTCCTTCGGTTGTGGTGGTGGTGGTGCTCAGGCGCGGTCGTCGGCCTGGGTCTGATGGGCGATGCCGCCGCCGAGCGCGAGGTACCCGCACCCGTCAATCCAGCTGTCCGCGTGGCCGGTGTTGTGGATCAGCCGGGCGACCTTGAGCTGGTTCATGCACAGGGCCACCTGCTCGGCGGTGATCACGGCGTCGTCGCGGAGCAGCGGGCCAAGGACGATCTGCCAGAGACCGGCGGTCTCGGTGAAATTGTCGCGGGCGTCACCGTAGTCCGCGTTCCGCTGGCCGTTGACCAGCGCGGAGGCGGTGGTGAGGATGTCGGCGGCGTAGTCACCCGTGACCTTGACGCGCGTCACCGGAGGCACGTCGGCCAGGGTGAGCGGCGGCAGCTCCTCCCAGACCTTGGACGCCGCGTACTGGACCGACTCACCCGAGACGCCCACCGAGCGCCAGGCCCGCATGTACTCGGCCAGGTCACCGAGCGTCGGCACCTCGGGCGCGGGGATCTCGACCATGGTCTTCACCAGCGGGGTCACCGTGTCGACGGTCGGCGGGTCAGCCGGGTGATCGGGGCAGTCGTCGTCATGGTCACCGCCCGCCGGGGCGCGGCAGCAGTCGTACAGCTCCACGTCCGCGCCCATCAGCACCGGCCCGCCGAGGTGGCACTGGCAGTGGCCGACGTGGTTTTGATCGGGGCACTCCGAGCCCGGCTCAGGCTGAGCGGCGTCACGGAGCCACGGGTGGCGGTGGGCCTCGTTGCCGTGCTGAGGGCACAGCGGGTTCCACCCGGCGGCGCTGGCCGAGGGGTCGCCGGGGCACAGGCAGGTGGTCGTCTGGAGGGCCTTCTGGCGGCGGGCGGCGTCGGTCTCATCGACCTCGCCGTACTTGGGAATGTCAGTCACTGGTGGTCCTGTCGGTGGTGGTGTGGTGGTGGCCGGGCACGCCAGCCTAGACCCTGATCAGGGGTGTTGTAACCAGGCACAAGATGTTGGGGCGCAAGCGATCTCACGCCCCAACATCCGGGGCCTCGGGCCTACTTGGCGTCGATGTCGGG